CTAATTTTTATCTGCTGTTGGTAAGCAATTGAGATAGAAACGTTTGATCTCTTGGTCACAACTCACATCTCTTGCCTCAATCGGCCTTTGAAGACAGATCCCTTCAATTGTTTTGCAGCGACTAAGCGCTACATAGACCTGCCCTGATGCAAATGCGCCAGATGAGAGATCGACCTTAACCTTATCAAGCGTTTTGCCTTGGCTCTTATGAATGGTTACTGCCCAGGCCAACATTAAGGGGATCTGAACATAGGTGCCAATAATTTGGGGGGAGATTTTTCCTGACATCATGTCATGGTCGTAACGATAGGACTCCCACTGATGGCCAATTACCTCAACAGTATTGGAGTATGGGCCGTTTTGCACCATCACCTTGACTTTATCTGGCAAGAGCTCACGCACTACCCCTATCGTGCCATTGACCCAGCGCTTTGGAAAGCCAGGATCAGTAGCAGTAAACATCACTTTCGCTCCAACCTTCAGCACTAAATTGTTAGGTGATGGTAAGTTTCGTTCATCAACATTGAACTTACCGGTGGTTTTGCCGTTATACACTTTGCCATCTGCGGTAATCGCACGTAAGCCGGCACCATTAATCTGGTCAGCCCTAGCGTTAGTAGTTGTCAGGGTGATCGTTTGCTCATCTATCTCAGTATTGTCTCGGTAGCACTGTGCATTCAGAGTGTCGATAGCTTCATCGATATCTTGATTAATACGAATACGATTGAGTAAGCCCGCAAAGTGTTCATCTTTTTGTCGGAAGATTTTCGATAATTCCACCATCGTGACTTCCTTACGATGCAAGGCCATGGCACAAAAGAAGTATGGCCCCTCATAACCGCGATCTGAAAGCACTTGCATGTCTGCACTCGACACAACCGGCGGGAGCTGAAATAAATCACCAACAAACATCACTTGGATACCACCAAATGGTTTAGCCTTTTGCGGACCATTTTCCCGCAAGAACAAATCCATCGCATCGACCACATCTGCGCGCACCATGGAGATCTCATCAATAATGAGCAAGCGAATATCTTTATAGAGGCGCTTATCACGTAGTGGCTTAATGTCTTCTTCAGGAAAGATTAAGCGTGGGGGCAATCTAAAGAAGGAATGAATAGTCACTCCTTTAACTTGCAATGCAGCAACCCCTGTAGGTGCAACAACCACTACGTTGCCAGGAATAGTCTCTCGTAAGTAGCCAATTAAAGTCGTTTTTCCAGTGCCCGCTTTGCCACTGACAAAAATATAGGGGTGATGACGCTCAATAGCCTCAATGACTGCCTGATAGTCAGGGGTTATTTCAATTTCTGAGGATTGGGTGGTGGAGCTCGACATCCCCTATTGTTTCATGTATTGACTGATCAGCTCAAATCAAGAAATATCCCGAAAGATATTAGCTACCAAATCTTTACCAAAGACCTTGATTGCATTACGGCCACTAGATTTAGCCTCATACATAGCCACATCCGCACTATTCATCAGATCAGCATCATTTAAACCATGAGCGGGGTATAAAGCCACGCCGATACTTGCGCTAGTAGTAATAGTGCTTCCACCTAGGTCTATTGGCAGGATATCTGTGCTCTGGGAGCAATTGCACTCAAAAAGAGAGCAAACTGTAATTTCACCTGAACCGAAATGGAAAGTTGCCTAAATGAAGCGTGACGGATTGTTGCCAAGGATGGAAGCGAGAAAGTGGAAATCAAAAACCACTTATCGGTATCACCCTATTGATGGAAAGCCCATTAACTTGGGAAGCGATCTTCAATTAGCCATTCGCAAAGTCAATGACATGACTGGGAGAGAAAAGGATTCAGGAACTATTGGGAAACTTTGGGAGCAGTACCAAGAATCGAACGCTTGGAAAATTTTGGCCGACACAACCAAAGAAGAATATAAAAGTTGCGGGAAGAGAATCCTAGAGGTGTTCTCCGATATGTACGCCTCAGATATTAAGCCTCCAATGGTTTACCGTTATTTAACGGTAGAGCGTAAGGATGCGCCAATTCGAGCCAATAGAGAAATATCCCTATTATCGAATTTGATTGACTTAGCAATTCGCCGAGGTGAAGCTGAAACAAACCCCTGCTCTCAGGTGAGAAGAAATACTGAGCAACCTAGAACCAAGGCTATTGACCCAGCTGAGCTCCATACCTTTATTGATTGGCTTAGCAATCAAGAAAAAATGCCCCAGCGTAAAGTAATCGCCATGGTTGCCGAGTTTTGCGCTTATGCCGGAAGTCGAAAAATTGAGTGCTTGGATTTATCTTGGACTCAAATAGATGAGAAGCAAGGCGTTATCCGCATAAAACGAGCCAAGCAACGCGGCAAGAAACGCGGTGAAGTAATTGATGTAATTAAGATCAGCGATGCCCTAGAGGGCTTAATCGTGAGATTGAAGGCCATCCGAAAAGACGGCCTGTATGTGTTCCCTACTCAAAGAGGCTCGCACTATACGGCTTCTGGATTTAAGGGAATGTGGGGGAAATTGGTCACCCAGTTTAAGCAATCGAACGATGGCAGATTGCCAGATATTCACGCCAATCCTCAGACTACGGCACGCATTTATGACCGTCTAAAAGAGGTCAAGCGCAGGGCAATTTAAGGGGAGTTATTCCCGAAACGGGAATTTTTACGGGAATTTGACTCTTAAAACTACTGAGTATTTTCACAGTATAGTACAGGAAGTCCTTTATCTATATGGGGCGAACGACGGGGCTCGAACCCGCGACAACCAGAATCACAATCTTATACCTCAATCGAGTAAATATAAGGCTCGCAAGGTTATTTTGTGTAATGCAAGACAAGAAAAAAGCCTTATGAATCAATAACCAAATTTATTGAGTTACATAAAAATTGACTATTTTCTTCCTGTGATTTGGCGCATTTTTTGCCATTGCTCCCAATCCTCCTTACACTCCCCGCCAGGGCAAAAGCGGCCTATTTCTAGGCGTTCGTTGCAGCTCAAGCAAAAGCCGGCCCACTTAATAGGCTGATTCTTTGCGCGCGCATGGGCGATCGATAATTCCCGATCAGCAATTTCCCTATCTGAGGCCCTATCGTCTAAAGTGCTCATACCCAGTGACTTTCCCCGCCAATCCGAACTCCAGCCCAAAGTGCATAAGCTACCCAAGTTGGAACACCTTGTGCTAGGGAAGCCTCTTTTAGAATAGCATCGGCAGTTTCTCTGTCACGTACAGGATGAGTAAGCTTAGAGTCTGTGGTGTATAGCCAGTCATGCAAAGTGGCCGCTTCATTAGCCCGATCTCCAAAAAACCAAAAAGCAATAGGAATTCTTGGAACACTAGCAAAGTCAGTTACAAATCCAGATGGTACGGTTAAGGTAGTGCCCAATAGATCAGATTGATAGACGAGTGGATTTAGGACCTTCCAGGTCCCTCTTCCAGATTGGCAAACATCTTCAACTTGCTCAACATCAAGCAGAGTAAGAAATTGGCTCATTTATTTGCCTGCCGATTTCTTAATTTGCAAAGCAACTAAAATCCCTTGAATATTTCCCACATTCGTAGCCAGGATAGTTAAAGTATTAGCCTGGACACTAGCAGATGGATTAGCGCAAATTGGGTCAATAATAGCCCTGGCAGCATTTATAGCCTGTACTTCCATAGGAGTAGCCAAAACTTCTAGCGCTGTCACTGTAGGGCGAATACCTGCATCGATTACACAAGAATTTTGAATGGCAACGACAATATCTGCAGGAGGAGGAGTCATACATGCACTAAGTCCTACAGCAGCTAAAGCCAATAAAGTTAAAAGCGATTTTTTCATTTCAATTCCCCAAAAGAAAAATCCCCTTGCGGGGCTGGTTGTACTGCAAAAGGTAAATACTCAATAACGACACTTCATGCCAAAACTAAAGTCTGGAAAATCATCTTCAATCTCATGAGCTGCTGGGTTGATCAGTGTTGGAACAACGCCTATAGGAGGACCTGGGATCCATGGCTTGCATGTAGACATGCACCCTGATAGCATTAATACAAGAATGATGACTTTCATTAATCTGGTGCTAAATCAGGTCCAGGAGGATCATTTGGTGGGACTGACATGTGAAATACACCAATAGCAATTAAGGCGTCTCTTAATGCAGTCACATAATCAGAAGCAGGTGCTTGCCCTATCAGTACCAATGCCCCCCATGTGACAAACAACAAAGCACCGATAATAATTTTTTGCAATGTACTCATATTGATTCCTTGGAAATAATAGGTCTCGTCTGAATTTTCTTATTCCAAGTAGCTGCGTCTTTTACTACTGTTTTATTTAAACTTTTAAAGTTACCTAAATGTCCAAATAAAAGATGGCAATTAACCCCATTGGTATCTTCCTCACAAAGAGTAATAAGATTAGATGAATCTAGCTCTAGTTCTGGATGCAGGTGAAAAGGATTTTTATGATGTACTTCAATTTTTTTAAATCCACCACAAACTGCACAAGCAGGATTTATAGCCAAAAAATGCTTTCGTACTGATGGCCATTTACCAGAGCGTTTTGCAGATAGCGGAGCTTTACCATTCACAGCATCTTTAATGCGTTTAATAATCGTCATTTTTTATCCAAAAAAAAGCCACCCGAAGGTGGCGTTGTATATCTAAAAAGTGTCTACATATCTAAAGCGAGTAGATTGTGTTCATTCATAATTTCAATCAATAGCTCGCTATAGGTAGGGCTGGTGGAATAACCGCAAGCTTGTAATTGCTTTGCAAATCCCGCTCCATTAATAGTTTCAAAACAAGGTTTGTATCTTGGGTTTTGCAATAGAAATTTTGCGTGATCTTCCAGGCTACCCATCCATGTTTTGTAAGCTCTAAATTGAGCCATCGTAGGAGTTCTGACGCCATTGATTACTTCATGGGTATGCTCCATAACAATGGGGCCTTTCCATGATTTGTCTGCTTTAATACCAAACAAGTTATTTCCTGGGGCATCTAATTTCCATCCAGATTCCAGTGCAGCTTGTGCAACGATGATCGAAGCGGGTATTTTGCTAGTAGCAGCGATTTCTTTTGCAGGCCCAGCAATCTGAGCAATAAAGTCTTTAGGAAGCATAGTCATAGTCCAGGCAAATTACTTTTTTATGAGAGTGAGAACGTTTTATTAAGGCGGCTTTTAATGCTTCAATCATGTCGCTATCTTGGGAGGCATGAATTTCAAATCTAGCAATTGATTCATCTAATTGAATGATTTCTTGCTTTGCTCGATCTAATTGAATGGATAGCATTAGGCAAAGAATCGCCATAACTGCAAAACCAGCAGATGATAAATATTTCATTTTTGTTTCCTTTAGGCATAAAAAAACCACCCGAAGGTGGTTATGGACAAATTAAAAGATAGAGGAATACAATTGCTAGGTGAAACTTATATTGTTACTTTGCACCATTTCTCTAGCCATTCTTTCTGGATGCTCTGAAAAAGCTCCAACAAACAAGCATGCACCACCTCCCATAGTTGGAGAGTTCAAATCAAAGACTTTTCAAGTAAATGAATCTGAGCACGTCACGATGTTTGACATGGCTGGGTATTGGGAACCTACTCGTTGCTGGGTTTGGGTGGATGAAAAAACAAAAAATAGCCATATGCGTTGTAATACTGATACTCCTGAAATGCCTGATCACTCTAATTAGAGAATGACTTTAACTTTTTAGGCGGTCGTTGTGTTGCACTTTTATGAATAGAAGCTAAATCCATATCTGAAGTTATTCCAGCAGCCCTTGCTCTTGGTCGAATATCTGACCACTCAGCACCATTTCTCATCTCTTCTTTAAACTTCGTCATTAAGCTATCGTGCATCTTATGGACTTGAGCAGACTCCTGTTCTGCATCATTTTTAGTAATATAGCTAGGCGCAGGTGTAATTCCAATAAATTGAGATGAAGTTAAATATCCGCCGATAGTAGGATATTCGTTATTAAGACTAGACTGCTGTAAATAATTTCTTATTCCGAAGGGAGAGAATGCTTTTAAAGCAAAATTGGCTTCATCCAAAACTTGTTTCCATGCTGAATCAGCTGGACTGCGAATCGCTCCACCAAAGAAATCTTTATTGGTGATCATCTGAGACATAAATGAAATAAGTGGATGAATTTTATTTGTAATTGTATTAAATGGCGAATCTCCATACTTTACAAATCCATGAATGTCCCTGCTGTACTCTGCAATATCTTTCATGTACGTTGGTAACATCAATCGATCCTCAGTTCCATCTGGCCTGTATTTTCCTGTTTTAGGGAAGAAAAGATCTTTTAACTCATCTGGTCCTTTTCCCGTGTAGATGTACTGAGTAATAGCCCCAAGAATTGCAGATGTAAATGTCAACCCAAATAAATATGCAGTTCTATCACTTAAGCCACCAATCTTGTGAATCGAGAAAATATCTTTTACGCCACCACCAAGCTCTCTAAATGTTCCCAAATTCCAACCAACAGAACGAGTTGATACCATGAGAGCATCTTTTAGTGCATGGTTCCAGAACACATTGTCATAGACTATTTCCCCCATGCGGTTATCTACCGAATCCCACAACTTACCCATGACTGCACGTTTTGTGTCCAAGTCCATATTAGGCTGATTGGCCAAAGCATCTTTTGCCAAATCAAAGAAAACACCTAATTTTTGCCGTGGAACAAGATATTGAAATATTGGTCCGCTAACTAAATCCAGCAAACGGGGAACAGCTTTTAAAGATGCTGTTCCATAATTGCCTTTTCTTAGTGCTTGTCTAAATGCGCTGATCTCAGTATTTCGATAGATGTCATCCATCTTCACACGACCGCCTGCTTGCAGCAATGATTCAACGATTGGTGCCATATCTGGGTCAGATATGTCTCCCATATAGGCCTTTAGTAGCTTATCTCCCTTATAGAGGTTTAAGAATGGCTGTGCAGGATTAACTGACTGCGCCAGATTTAGTGATCCCTCTTTAAAGTCTCCACGACTTATCTGTTTAATCGCTAATGCTGATTTACTAATAATTGCATCTAAAGTGGTAAATCCTAAGTGAAACGCAGATAATCCAAGTTGAACTTGATTCATCATATTTCCAGCTTGTCTAACTAAATCATAAGCTGGGATTCCGCTTAGCCCTGAAGATAAATGATTATTAATAATAGTTGCAGCAGCTTCAGGAGCGTAATATTCTCCACGCAAAATCATTCCTTTGGCTTCTTCCGAGAATTGCATCACCCTAGCAATTTTGTCATTGATTTTTTCCCATCCATCAGGTGCACGACCACCAAAGCTAACAAACTTAGCAATTCCAGCATCCTTCATTTCACCAAATATCTTCTGACCATAAATATAGCGATCCATTTCCCTTGCTTTGAGCATTGCCAACTCTACAGGATTGGTTGTCACTGGCTCTAATCCAGCTTTTATCGCATCTGAAAAATAGTCATAAGTTCTTTGCTTTAAAAAACCTTTCCCACCTTCTAGTGGCCTTTTTGTAAATAAATTGGATGCCTTAGCAGGATCCATCCAAATATGTGGGAAGTAATTTTCATTAAAGTTTTCTAGAGACCCTTTTCCAAGAGCGATTATTTCATCTCGCCTCTGATCTAATAGTTTACGAAGCGCAATAGATGCTTGACCAAGTTCGCCTTTAATTGGAATACCACGCTCCATTTTGTCAACGAATTCGTAACATTCTTGAATAGGCATGCCATCAAACTTTTTGGCAAATTCCATTAAATGATTTTGAGCAACTTCTCTTTCTCTGGCTTGCGTTGCTAGATTAGAGCGAATAATTCCAGCAGTTTGTTCGGCGCCGATTCTTTCGGTTGGAGTGAACACTTTAGAGATTGAATCTCGGATAGTTCCACGAGAAGCTCTTTCTTCAGGAGTTACGCCTTGATAAGCAGAATAACCATCCTTAATGGCAGACAGCGGATTAAATTTGAACTTACCGCCTGCTGGGTTGGTTTGAGTTTTTTCTTCTTTATTTCTTTTGCTAAAAAGTGGTGTTCCACCTTCATCAGAAACATCAGTTTCGGGGTTTTCTTTACGGTAGTTGACAAGATCACGATCACGTAGTAAATTTTTGTCTGAGCTAGTTTTTAGCTGATGTCTGTTGGGCAATCGTAGCCCAGACACATCAGATAATGACTGGCTCTTTTTGTTATCAATATATCTTAATAACCCTTCTTTAAACCACCTCATTGTTGGCATGGTGGAATGTGCATCGTAAGCATTAATTAAGATGTGAGCATCAAAACCTTTAGTCAATGATTTTGGCTCTAAAATGACTTTTATTGGTTCACCAGCAATAGTATCGTCGGGTATAAATACCAATCTGCCATCTTTAGTATCAGAATCAAATACTGCTACAGGATTATCTATCCACTCCGGTACTTTTTTCCAATCTGCAGCTTTTAATTTATGTCGTCCAATTCCTAAGATAACTTTACTTTCTGCTAAATTCACAGGCATACCGCCATATCCCAATATATCCAATACATCCGAGCGATCTAATACTCTGACTCCTTTTCGGTTATCAGCTTCTTTTCCATTAAATAATTCATCAATACGCTTTTCATAAGCCTCTTTAGTTGCAGGCTTACGACTAAACAGCGCAACACCCTTATCAGTCTCTTTCGTTTGCAAGGCTTCAAAGAGCTTATCGAATGCGGGGTTGATTTTTTCTTGTTCGGCCTTAGTTGGATATGGATATGGCTTTTCTTCACCTCCAAGATCTTTTTGCATTGAATTAAATGCAGCATGACCTTCTTCACCGATGATGTTGGCAAGATAGTCGTTAGACTCCCCTTTAGCTTCTGCTTTGGCTTTAATGTATGCCTCAAAAGCCCTGGCGCCTAACTCTTCATTGGTTGACCAGTAATCTTTGGCGCGATATTTATCAATAACTACTGAACGCTTATAGAAATCCGAATCCTTAATGGTATTCATGACTTCTCTAAAGGCATCAGCTACTTCTGGCCTTACTGCTTCTGGATTGATCTCTTTGTATCGATTAGCATAGGTTAAGTAGTCATGAACTTGACTGGATTTTCCAAAATAGTTATCGAGCGCATGGAACCATTCATGAGCCAAAGATCCAAAACCATTCTTTTTAGTCAAATTGATTACCACTTGACCTGGCTCATAGTGAGCCGCTGCTGGATCAGGACCTCCATTACCGCGAGCACCAAATGCAATAGCCAGTTCTCCATTCAGTGAAATGGCTTTAGATGGAATATCTATGATCTTGGCCATATCGCGTAAAGCATCGTAAGAGTTATTTAACTCTTTCTGGCGACGGGCTTGCTCTACATAATTACCAAATTGAGTGCCACGGAAACCAAACTCGGCTTTATATTCATCTGAAGTGATGTGATCACCTTTCCGGTAATCTTCACCAATACGAGGATCATTAACCCCTTTACGAATGATAGGGTTTTCTTTTTTGGACTCTAAAAGTTTTTCAAGATTTTCTTGATTTTCGCGAAGATAGGCTCTGGCTTCTACAGCGTCTTTAAACCCTGTTTTGAGATCAATATATTTACCAGGTGCAACTTTTTTGCCGATAATACGCTCACCAGTTGCAGTAATTCGATATATGTCAAAAGAAATTTGTTTTTTATTAGCACCATTCAATTCAGACTTGATGCCTAAAAGAGTTTTAATGGCATTGACTGCTTCATCACGAGTAGCAAAATATTGCTTACGCAATTTTTCACCTTGCAATGCAAACTGCGTATGGCCAGGGTTTCCAGGTGTTTGCCAACCTCCGGTAATTTCATATCCTTTGGCATTCTTAAATGCAGGATAGCCAAGCTCTGAATACATATCAATTCGACTCGCAATATCCTCTAATGCAGGGATTTTGCGCATCGATTCAACAATATGATTAATATCAGATTTTCCAGAAATCAATCCATTGGCAAACTCACGCAACAGTCGAACTTGATCAGCCCAACGAGTAACACGATAGGCTTTTTGTGGTTTTGTTGGAATAGCATCGCGCATCGCTTTGACTGCTGCCAACGATTTAACATCTACTCCAGCCTCAATTAACTTCTCATAGTTTGGCTCTGGAAAGTGTTTAGATAAGGTAATGTTCTTGGCATCAACCGGCAACTCTTCAGACATCGCTTTTTGATAGGTCTGCCATAGATCCTTTTTGGCGCCACCAATAACTTCGCCAAAGTCCTCAATCTTGGCTGCAGGCTTATGAGATTCAGCAACTTCTTGAGCAGTCAAATCACCCCGTCTTACAGCAGCAATTGTGCTGGTACGGTCGGTACCAGTCACGCCAGCCTTATCTAGGGCTTCTTTGGCTTTCTCTACTTGAGCTTCAGGGGATGTGTCTTTTAATGATTCAAAATAACCTTTTGGATTAGCCTTATTATTTTCAGCCCATGATCTAGCTTCGGCTTCCGTAGCAAATTTCACCATGTCATAGGAAGTCATAAGGACATACTTTTCACGACCTACAGTATCGTCAGTCACAAGATCCCAACCATGCACCTTTCCTAATGAAGGTGATATTGATTTCCACTGTTTATAGGTCTCTTTTGAGATCTTGTGGATTTCAGGATCTGACGATTCTTGATTTGATGCCAGTAGGTCTTGTTGACCTTGTGCAGCCTCTACATCGGCTTTACGATCGCTTCCAGTGAGATTGAAGCTATCACGGTCTGCATCGGCTTGAGCGCGTTGCTCAGCCTCTTTTACTTTTACCGCTTGCTCTTGGGAAAGCTTAGCTTGCTGCTCTGTTTGAGCGCGAGCCTCTTCCTCGGTTTGACCTTTTAATCCGAATTCTTCGGAAGTCCTCTGTGATCCAGACCCAGTGCGTCGAACTTCTTCTTGGTTTCGGAGCGAGCCTTCATAAGGCCCATATAAGTCTTCGTTGCTTGGATTTTCTCTTGTATTGTCCCGCTCGATGCTTTCATCCTCGCCAACCAAGCGTCTGCCGCTGGAGTCGAGCTCTTCGTCTCGGTTATCTGGGATGATGTGCTGGTTGAGCGTGACCCAGTCTTCCCATTCTTGGAGTTCTCGTTGGAGTTTTGCATTATCTTCCTCTGTTAAATCGTCAAATTCACCAATTTGGTTATCAATGTCTTTTTGATAGTTTTCACTATTTTTTGCAAATTCCTGATCTTTAATGGCTTTTTCAGCCAAATAATCTTCATGCAGAATTGCTTCTTGCTCTTTAGCGATTCTCTCATAGCCTTCCTTGGTGTAGTGCTTGTCACCACCCAATTCAGTAAAGAAATGGTCCATGAGCTCATTTAAGTCATGTTTTCCATGTTCATCTTCTCCAATATACCCAAGCTCTTTCAATGAGTCAGCAATACGATCAATGGGCGCCCCTTTGGTAGGAGCTACTAACTTAATGCCAGATCTGAGATTAGCCATTTCTTTAGGATCAGCGCCCCAAACTTTTACCAATTCATCGCGGTTCATGCCGCCCAATTTTGCAATGGCTGCATGCAGACTGTCAGTATCAGTATTGATGCTGTTGCGAGCTCTAGCACTTGCTTTAGATGCCGCTATTTGAGATTCAGTAGCAGGACGGTATCGAACTACAAATCCTTCTTTGGTTGGTTGAACACGCCATCCAGGACCTGCCATTTTTGCAACCGCTTTAGCCGTATCTTTATTAGTAAAGTGTTTCCCTTTAGCATTAACGATGTCACCTGCTTTAATTCCTGGCATAGCAATTGATACTTGCTTTGCTTGTTTATCTTTGATCTGAGCGGGTGCAGTAAATGACTCTTTTAGTTCTGGCCCAGATACCTCCTGAGATCCATTTCCGTTTACTTCTTCATGCGATTTATATCCAAGTGGCTCATATTGATATTTCAGTAAATCGGCATCAGTTTTGTCTTTTGCAAATTCTGAATTAAATTCTTTAATGGTCCCGTCATCTGAAAATAAAGCAACACTGCCATCTTTTGATCTTTTAACAGATACGTTTAATTGCCCATTATCCTCAGTATTGACTTTGTAATCTGCAGAAGATTCAAATAATGATGTTGGCCTTATTCTTTCTTCTGATTTTGGTGGCTCCATAGCTTTGATTGATTCATCCATTGGAGCAACTTGTGGATTGACAACATCTGGTGTCGATATAGATTTTTCTGTTTTTCCAGAATACAGACGGCGCTCACCTTCACGCAGCATAGAATGCACTTCATGATCTGAGAGCTTATTAACCCAGCCATTGTCCATTCCCTGGCTCATTAAGAATTTCTTAACGGAATAGGTAATATCTGATGCTACACGACGCAACACTGGACTAGATTTGTAGGAATTATTCTCTACTGCCATAGCCATAATTTCTTTGGCGCGAGTATGTTGATCTAAGCCTGGTTGACGAGCATCGACAATTTCACCTAGTTGACGAATATTGGAATTACCTGCTTTGTCCATAGCGATCACGCTATTTACAGCATTGCTATAGATCTTAGGATCAATGATTTCAGTCGGGGCCAAATGCCCTACTAATTCATGCCCAAGAACTTGATGAACTCGGTCTATATTGTCAAAAGCATCAGCTACTAAATGTACCTTTCCAGATCCTTCGGTATAGACACCCTCTACAGGATCACCATTAGCATCGATACGCTGTTTAATATTCTCTGGAAGGTCAGCCATGGTCGGTACGACTTTGACCTCTCCTGTGCTCATCCTAGGGTTAATAGAATCTAAAATAGGTTGAATATGATCAAGAGTTAAAGGAGAATTAACTACCTTATTAGCTTGATCTATTGCAGCATCTACTGTGGGTTGATCATTGACTGATGCCCCAGTTTGAGCAGAAGTTTCATTTTTAGGATTAATACTATTCTTTTGAGCTTGAATTTCGGCCAATTCTTGCTCTAAAGTTTTTCTTTGGGATGTAGGTTCTGATGCGAGCAACTCTGCATTATTAAACTCAGCAGGAGCAGGTTCTACCGTTACAGAAGATTCAGTTTTATTAACAATTTTGCTTGGGCGAATCGCTTCCCACTCTTCAGCTAAAGTTTGATGCAAAGGAGGGTTTTGAGCGTGCTCTTGTGGTAGCGCTTCAGTGGCAATACCTGATTCTGGCATGAGCTTATGGGCAGCATGTGTGCCAGCCGATAAACCAAAGCCCATAGCCGCACCAGCGGCCGCTGATTCCGGAACCCCTTCCAGGACATCTTGCTCTGGATTGGCAGCTTCTTTAACGCCGACATTCTTAGCGAATGTGGAAGATGCTCCAAATTCACTACCGCTTAATGTTCCAAGCCCAAGTTTGGTTAAAACTCCGCTAGCAATATGCTCTGGTAAATAATGTCCCAAAGCATGGCTTGTTCCAACGCCACCTAGGGCATTCATTGGAGTGGCCAACAACAAAGTCAAGGCTGCAGATGAATCTGCCATCTTGTGCTTTGCTTCTTCAGGAGAAAGCCCTTGATTGGTAATTAAATCCTGATAGATCTTATTTGTTTGAAGCTGCTCTGGGGTATATCCTAATACTGTGTCTCTTGCTTCAGATGCTGCTGTAGGAGCGCCCATGACTATATTGGTAAGCCCTGCATTTACCGCGGCTTCAGTTGCACTGCCAGCTAATTTCATTGCGCCAGTATTGCCAACAATATACGGTAGCATGCCAGCCGTACTCAACACTAATGCGCCTGGATCGGCCCAGATTGCTTTACTAGTATCTGCTGTTAGCCAGGTCTTTTTCATAGCCTCTTGAGCTCTAGGAGACATACTGCCAACAATTGACTTTACAGCTGTATCTGCAGCATCAGATGCCTTAGTTCCGGTGATAGCTTTACTAGCCGCATCTAATCCGCCAGGCTCGGTAATTTCAGTGCCATTTAAAGTCTCTGCGGCCATTGGCAAGTTAAAGATGGTTACCAATCCCTTAGCAATGCTGGCAATGCTAGAACCAACACTCTTAACAACGTCGCTTGCTTGAACGGTATTTGGATCTGCAGGAGCTCCAAAACCAGCTTTTTTAAATTGATCTTTGAGGCTCATTAACCCTGTGGGTTTAACGGCATCTGAAGTGTTAGGTATTGATGGCTGATCTAAACGATACTTGCTTTCATCACCTACGGCCCCAGGAATTGGATTGTCATTAGCAACGGGGTTATTAGCAGTTGACGTATTTGAAGAATTGGCAGTTTCAGGCTTATACCAAGAGGTATTCATGCCGTTGGAATTGAGCTTAGCAACAAGATCCGCTTTGCTCATGCCATCCGGAACATTATTTATTACGGTACCATCTGGGAGATTTACGTCCACGTTTAGTCCTTATTTCAAGCTATTAAAGTCAACTGCCTTTGGTCCTGCTTTTCCATCAGTTTTTACTTCAGGAGACTTAAGACCGAGCTGATCGCGAACGATTTTTCCCTGCTCTTGACTGGCTTTTAAGTCAGATTGCAAAGTTTTCATATCTGTATCAAATACAGATATATTTGTGTTGTAAATCTTTAATTTTTCTGGATCTTTTGGTACATCATTATTAGTCAGATATGTATCTTTATCACGTTGGAGCTGATTAATCTGGCTAGTTGTAGAAGAAATATCTGCTTTTATCAACCCGATGGCAGCAGCTAGAGCGGTTTTGGATTGACTCGCATAATCCGCATTCATATTTGCACGTGTTAATTTCATATCATTTGCATCACGCAAATTTTCAAGTTTTCCATCGTAATACTGCTTAAGGTTCATCATCTTCTCTGCTGTCAAATCATTCTTAACCGCATCTTCTGGCTTGATGTAACCAGATTTCAAACCCGCTTCTTTAATAATTTGCGAGTTAAATGGTGTAATCGAATCATATTGGTCGCGATGTTCCTTACTTAATTCATCTGGTGAAGATGCACCAACACTATTAATCAGCCCTAGTTTTTTCTCTTCAGCTAGGCTTGTAGCAGATGACATGAACTTATCTGCATTCTGTTGACGTTGTTGATCAACTAAAGCAGCCGTATCTTGTGTAATTGCATGTGCTTTTTGAATATCTAAGTCTGCACGTTGTTGTTCTAACGCCGCCTTTTGTACAGCCTCGCCTGCACCTGATGTAGCGCCTAACGCTAATGCACCGAATAGACTCATTGTTGAGCTCCTTTTTGTGCCTGTGCAGCCTTGCCTTGTTGTACAGCTTGATTAATTTGTTGCTCACCAATACCGAATGCTTTTAGGACTGCTCCACCTGTAGCTTGAGTACATTGACCAATTAGTTTCGGAGTTAATTTCAATCCAGCAGTTTGTTCACCATAGTCCAAGATATGGCACATCAATACTAGACTTGCAGGCCCTGCCATTGGAATTGACATTTTTTTATTACTTTGAGAGTAAATATTTGCTGCCAACATACCTACTGCTTTTGGAACCGAGCCAAGAACATCATCGAATTTAATAAATTTCTGCATAAAGTTGAGTTTTGGAGAAAACATCAATTGCATACCTGAATTTTCAATTGCCAAGCATTGAGCTTTTCCAGAAACAGGTACTTTTGCTTCAATTTGTGCAGCCAGCTTAGCTAAAGTTGGGTCATTAAATCGTTTATATTGAGCTTGGTTAATAAGTCCGGCCATGAGGATGAGTCCTATAAAAAAAGCCACCCAAAGGTGGCCTTATTTGAATAAATGAAAAGTTAAACTGCAGGCTTTGCTGCGCTATTAATTAGTCCAACACTCGGTTGCCCAGTCAGCAAATTAGCTGGTGCCGCAGGTGCTGCTGGCGTATAGTTAATCGTGCTGGGAGAATTAATATTGGCATAGGATGTTTGATATTTTTGGTATGCCTGTGAATTAATCAATTGCTCCAAAGCCAGTTTTTGTTGAGCAGTGTAGGAATTTGATAGTCCCCCTAATGCACCGCCAATACCTTGCACAACAGCCGACTTAGAAGATCCCGATAAACCATTCCACCAGGTACTGATAGCATTTGATCCAGTTGTTGGAATATCTTTTAAAGTATTTGCAGCTACATTATTAGCATTTAGGCTACCACTTAAATTTGTGGTGTTATCAATTCCTGGAGTAGATAACCCATTTGTGCCAGTAGTAGAAGTATTACTGGCTAATCCATTTGTATTAATGCCGGATGAATTAGCGCTTGGATTGATACCAGTCCCACCTGCATTTGGATTTAACCCACCCGATTGGGTCGTAGAAGTTGGCAATACAGAAGTATCGGAAGCAGAAGATTGAATCACAGGAGACCCATCAAAATTGGTCGCTCCAGATGAACTTGCTCCAGGAGCTGCATTGACATCAATTGATGGGGATACAGAAAGAGAAGTAGTGGCATCAGGAATAACGGCTGCATCTGCCACTGGGTTTGCCATTGAAACAGGAGGACCTGCCAGAGCAGATCCCACTTCACCTGTAGCAGCATCAAACATGCCAGCTTCGGCAACTCCAGCAGTAAGTCCACCAGCAAGGCTCATGACAGCTCCTACCTGAGTTAAAGTTTTGTCATGAGTGACCATGCCAGCAACACTTACGGCCATGCCAACGACGGCTACTGCTTCTGCTACGGCAGCTACGGTTAAAGTGGAAATTGCTGCTTCTCCTACTACTACTGCTGTGACTATTCCTGACATTCGATTCTCCTCAAAGACAAGCCTAATACTTGCCGATAATTAACTGTAATTTCTTCGCCTAAATTTCCGCCTTGGCACCCTTTAATAGGTTTAATTGCAACTAGATCCGCATTGTTATTACCTTTTAGTACCATCATGGCATTAGGTGTTTTAGAGTGATTTGTATAACGCCCTACTGGGGTGCGTTGTGCCTCTAATAAAGCTGGTGCAATAACTTCCCCAGATTCAATATTGCCAGTAGCAAATACGCCTTTGCCATCAATCACTGAGTCTGCAATTTGCATCTTATAGTTACCATAGGGCATGGGTATCTGATCAGCAGTATTTTCAGTTTGTTGCCTAACCGTTTGATGATCAAATCCAAACTCAGCAATCGCCAAATGGTAATCTTCTACATCTTCAAGATGATCTGATCTAATAAATAGCGTTTTATCATTTTGATGCTGATCCCAAGTTCCACTCTTATCTAGGTATAGCTCCTCTAATTTTTCAATATCTGTCTCTGAGGTGGAATATACATTTTGCCAAACCATCTTTTCATGGATATAGCCAATTTTTCTACCAGGTTGAGAAACAAATACTTGAGGTGCTATTAATTCCGTTCTCGAGCCATCTTCATGAAACATGGTGACTCTTCCAGAAATCATAATATTAAGATGCTCAGTTTTTTGATAATGCCCAATAGAAAATACACCTGCATCAATAGTGACTTCTCGAATGTACAAATTGGGCCCAAAACGATGCACTACTGGGCAGTCGGCCTGCTCATGCTTTAACATTTCTTTTTCAAGAATTTGAATATTCTTTTCTGTTAATGCTTGTAATGATGAAGTCATAACTTCTGATTCAATTAATTGATTCATGTATTAAGGCCCACTGACAGTGTTTGGATCTTGCTGTACTTGTGAAGCAGCATAAGCTTGTGCTTCAGTAGAATTTTTAATAGCATCATCTGCCTGCGCTTGCGTTAATGCACCAGAAGCAATTTGTTGTTGATACCAAGCTAATCCTGCGGCATCAGGTGCTCTACCAAGATAGGTTTGATAGTCAGTTGTCAATGCAGAAGTAGCAGCGGCTGCCTTTTGCTGAGGGCCAGTTCCTACCACTGCAGGTCCAGAAACTCCACCAACTGTTAATCCAGCAAAGTTTGCTCCAACATTGATCCCAGTAATAGCAGCTTGATCTGCTAATGCTGCATTTGTTGTATTAATAATATTGGCTGTTTCAGTATCTTTAGTTGCTTGATCCATGGAGCTATTTGCTTGAATAGCTTCAATCTGAGTAATAGCATTTTGATAGATATTGGCAGCGGCTGAACTTGCTTGCAATGTAGTTTTGTTTGTATTTTGTAGATTTTGCAATGCAATTTGATTGGCGTTATTCATATTCGCAATAAGCTGCTGAGATGAATTATTCGCATTATTTGTGCTAGCCTGCGTCGCTAAATTTGCGTTGTTATTAGACGTTGTTGTTGCTAACTGGGCGTTATCATTGGCGGTTTGAGTAGCATTATTAGCATTAGTAGTGCTTGCATTAGTGGCTAATTGAGCGTTGGTATTAGATGTCTGCGTCTGGTTATTGGCATTAGTCGTACTTGCCTGAGTTGTTAAATTAGCATTGTTATTGGAAGTAGATGTCTGATTATTCGCATTAGCAATACTTGCTTGAGTAGCCAATTGAGCATTTGCATTTGATGTTTGAGTTTCATTATTTGCATTTGTTGTACTAGCAGTCGTTTGTAATTGAGCATTGTTATTGGACGTGTTAGTCAGCAAATTGGCATTGTTAATAGCACCAGAAGAGTAAACCCCTTGGTCGTTCTGAGCCATCTGTTGTGAGTTTGCAATAATCCCATTAGAGATTGCTGAGTCCGTCATCGATGAATTTAGAGTTCCAGACTGATTAGCTGTAGCTAATGCCTTAGTTCTTAATAGCTGGTTGACGCTAGAATTAGGATCCAGATAGGCGCCAATGTTTCCCGCGATAGTTAAACGCGGATCATTCATATTTTCAGTCGATGCAGTGCCTTGACCAGCAGTAGCTTTACCGGCTGTACCAGAATATGACTGATCAACACCAGCAGTGCCTTGACCAGCAGTTGCATTTCCAGCAGTACCTGAAGAGGCTGCTGCTTGACCTGCAGTTGCCGATGCTGCAGTACCTTGTCCAGCAGTTGATGGTGTGTAATTTTGATTCGTCGTATCTGCCATAGTTATTCCTTAATTATTTTCCAAGAATAGATTGTTCTAATCTGTCAAAACGCTCATCCAGATAGGATTTAAATCGATCCAATATGGCATCAACTTCTATCTTTTGATAATGATTTTTAGCGACTTGCAATTCAAGTTCATGCAGGCGACTTGAATCTTCATCATGCTTTTTAAATAAATCGGAAATTTGATTTTCTTGAGCTTGATCTTTGCGATTGAGCAAGTAAACAAAAACTGCGCCAATGGCACTGAATATGCCAGCTATGATGGATCCAAAGTTAAGTTCCATATTACATTCCTAACCTTGTTTTCATTGTTGCAATATCGTTCGCTTGAGAATTAATTTGAGCAGCCTGCGCATTAACTAGCGCATTGAGTTCTTTAATCGCTCCAACCATATAGGCCGTCATGTCGTTTTGCCAACCAATGGTCAACAACTTTCCATCATCAATAAAAGGTTTTTGTGCATCATTTGGAGAAATTACACTGACTGCATTAGGGATTACTTTTTGAACATCTTGCGCGATAAATCCTACGGATGGTTCATTAGCTGAATATTTCCAGGTATAGGTAACTGGATTTAATTGATTAAGCTTATCTAATGCGCCCGTTAGTGGCTGTTGGTTATCTTTTAGTCGTGCATCAGAAGGGGCAGACCATGAGCCTCCACCTGGTTGATAACCCGTTCCAGCAATGCTTAAATTACCGGTGTCATTAATTGACATTACGGCACCGCTATATGCTTTATTAATAATTTCTAAAGCGCCGTTACTATCACCATAAGTGCTCACGCGAATGGATTTTGTGCCAGTGGTAGCACCATTGACGGTAATTAATTTAATCTGACCTGCCTCACCAGCAATATCAGCTCCATTGTAATAAGAGGTAAATCCTTGTGCTATTAATGCAGAATAACTTGATGAAATCCAGCTTCCAGTGCTAGTCGCTATAAACTCAGCTTTGCCACCATTCAAAATTTTTAATGGCGTTCCAGCAGAATATTGATCAATAGTAGATCCACTTTGCGGATAAACATTGACGTCTGTACTTGCATGCACTATTACACTTAGTTTTCTACCAACTAAACTAGAGGTAATGACAGGCAATGTCACACCATTAGCCGCAGGAGCTGTGGCAGATGTTGTTGTGATAATTGTATTGTCACTGGATAAAGTCACTGAACCAATAGAATCAGCGCCTGCTATAAAAGCAGCATTTGTTGTATAGGTCTCGTTTGTTAATGCAGGGTTACTTAATGCCGCTCCACTTAAAGGGGCATAAGAGCTTAAAGAGGCGCTAGTAGCATAGGATGCCAAATCATTAGTGGTAGTAATGTTGTACACACCGATTTTGGGTGAACCGCTAAATGTTGGAGAAGCTAAAGGAGCATAAGCAGCCAAGTTAGTGCTAGTGGCAATTGTTGCTCCTGATATTTGTGGTGTACCGCTAAAGTTAGGGGATGCTAGTGGAGCACCGCCTAGGGCAGTCAAAGCTGCTGATGATGTAGTTGCGCCAGTGCCACCGTTGGCAATGGGAATAGCAGTTCCTGAATAAGAAACACTTAATGTGCCATTAGATAATAATGGGCTACCACTGACTGTAAAAGCAGTTGGCATCGATAATCCAACCGATGTCAATCCAGATCCACCAGATGCTGCCGACCAAGTTGTACTTGTACCATTAGATTGTAAAAATAATCCGCTCTTCCCGCTTTGGGATGGCAAGATATTATTTAGTGCAGTGTTTGCATTTGAAAGATCACTAAGATTATTGGCGCGATACGCATACGCAGTATCAGTTCCAGAGGCTTTCACCCCTAAATTAGTCAAAGTGGTGGCAGTTGGCTCCCAGACAAAATTAGTACCATCAAAATACAACATGGTATTTGTTGCTGGAGCAGTCATGTAAGACGTATTACCAGCGCCTGTTTGAAATGGGACTTGATTAGCCGCTGTACCGCCATTGAGATTGGTAGCTGTACTTACAGGAGAAGATCCAATTAAGCTTAAAATTTGTGATCCAGTAGCCGCCGTTACTGGGGAGCTACCATTGCCATAATGAATACCCGTAATAGAGCTTGCTCCAGTGCCTCCATTAGCCGCAGGTAGAACTCCAGTAACTCCAGATGCCATCGGCACTAAAGACCATGAGGCAGATGTACCATTGGTGGTTAAAAACTTGTTTGCATTTGCACTTTGAGTCGGAAGAGATTGGCCAGAGGTTAGGTAAAAATACCCACCGCTGTAGACTACCGTGACTACTGCGGTACTTAAAATATCACCTGTTACCAGAGGCCCACCGGTGGATTCCAAAATAGTGATAGGCCCAAGATACCCAGAAGCACCCATGACATTTAATGTACTAGCTCCAGTATTCGGGTTAGATGTATAAAAATTGACTACCATTCCATTGGTATAAGACGATGGAGTTGTAGATAAAGTCACTAAATACGTATTGGCTGTACCCGTAGCTACTGCATAAGTTGGAATCGTAGCTAAGTTAGGAATTAAAGAGAATCCATTTTGAATGAGTTTAAATTCATTCGCGATAACTTGAGAAGACTCTCTTGCAAAAGGCTGCGGATTACCAGTAGCAGTGTAATAGGGATTACTAAAAGCTAATGGAGTAATCAATAGCAATATATAGGCAATAAGTTTTTTCATCGTTCGAGTCTTCCAATGGAGTAATGGCTAATCATGGATTGAATGGTGTAGGGATAATCAATCGCGTTATTTGCATAAATTAGAAGCGCTAGGTTGCGTCCATTGCCAGGCGTGTCAACGGTATAGTCGTTGACATAAGGAGAATCCCAAGTACCAGAGTCCCAGTTATTTTGGTCCCATAGGGCACCAGTCTGGGTAATCATGCTTGAATTTCTAGATCCTGAATCTACTTCAGCACCATAATCTAAGTCATATCCAACGCTCACTTGCGCTGTCACTTGAACAATCGATTGCAAAATGGTGCGATGGTAATGCTTGATATTGCGAGGTGTTTTGCTAGAGTTAAAAGACATTAACAAGAGTGAGTTAATGGCATAACCATCAAAAGATGAGCCACGCTCCATTTCATATACAAAGCCAGTAGAGCCAGATGCAAAGACTCGCTCTATTCCCGTGTTGTCTAGAAATGATTCAACCGTATTGAAATAAACAGTACCACCCTGGCTCATGTCAAAAGGCATGATGTCAGCAGCATCCGTGGTCAAAATATCGCCATTAATCGTTGCTGTTTGTTTACCTTTAATATACAAAATAACGCCAGTGCCATCATTAAAGAAGATTCTTAATTGATTAGATGCGCGCACAATACAACTTGCGGTAGCCATTCCTCGATGAGAATCAATAATGGGCTGAATGGCCCTAGTAAGGGTACTCATCTCAAAGTTACCGTATGCCTGCGTTTGAGACATTTTGACAATACCTTTGGTATCTAGGTAATAGCCATCACCAATAGCTCTAGCACAATAAGGAGCAGATCCTGCGCCAGGATTGGTAAGCACTAACTGAAAATTAGCTGTACTGCTACCATACAAAATATAGGTATTCCATACAGAACTTGTAGGACTTCCAGTAAAGATCGCTAATGATCCACCACTGCTTTGGTTTGCTGTTAAAGGCAGCATTCCAGTGCATACATCACCAATAGCTAATTCTGCAGCGCCTGTTAATGCAGTCCATGAGTAAGGAGCGCCAATGCCAGATACTTGAATGCTAGAAGATACTGAACACACCAGCATGTTTTCCCAACAAGTCATCTGAGTTGGGCTATCTCCTTGAATTCCAGTGCGAATAGGAACTAAGCGATACCCATCAAACTCTTGTAAGAAATTAACCCCATCACAAAAGTACATGTAGAAGTTATTAATGCTACCGGTAAAGGAATAGTTGTTAAAAACGTATCGTCCACCAGGTTGTAATGTAATAGCTGTATTTCCTGTCGTGCTAACGACCATAGGTTGACCAGCAATCTTTAATGCTTCTCCAGTAATAAATGTGCCATTGACATTATCAAATACCAATGAACCAATAGGAGCAGCGCTCCATGTACCCGTTCTTAATAAAACGCGTTGAATCGTCGCTGTGGCACCAGAAGTCTGGCCTGTAACAACAGTGCCAGATGCAATGGTATTACTGATGACAGTACAGGTTTGTGTACCAGATTGCGAACCAGTAGTAGTAATAGCAGTACCACCCAATGTAGCTGAGATTTGAAAAGTGTTAGTCGTTGCGGCAATAACGTAATAAGTCATGCCTACCGCCATTCCCGTTGGCAATGATCCAGTGCTGGTGAAGGCGACTGCTTGGCCATTAGAAAGGCCATGGTTTGTCCAGCTTATTACAGCGGAAGTAGTAATCGAAATTGTCACATTTGCTTGATATTGAGCAAACTGAATCTCTTGGCCAAAAGTGACTTGATTCCAACCAGCAATACCAGTAGCTGTTTGTATTCCTGATTGAGTTCCGCTAGTGGTAATCGCAGATCCACCAACGGTAGCGGATAACTGAAAAGTATTGCTAGTGGGATTAACTACATAGTAAGTTGTGCCTGCTGAAATGCCTGTTGGCAAAGCACCTGTGGTAGTAAACACTACTTTCTGACCAGGAGGAAACTGATGATTATTCCAAGTAACAATGCCAGGGGATGAAATCGTAATTGTTACGGTAGAGTTTGATCCGGTAAAAGCACGATACATATTACAAGCATTGCCAACTGCATTATCTCGAAATGCATAGACAAATCCGTTGTAATACCATACACCGCGTACTGGATTAATTCCTGGTACTGGACTAATTAAGCTCCTGTAATAGGTAGCTGCCAATGATAAATAATTTGCATGCAATAGTGGTGTTTGTCCAGCATTTTGTGCCACAGAAGCAATTATTCCAACTCCAGATCCAGAAACATTAAGTGTTTCATTCGCAACAAAAGTGCCGGTAATGGCAGTCACAATTAATTCGGTAGTGCCATTTACTTGCAATACATAAGCTGTTGCACCAGAAGACGCCCCAACAATAGTACTCGCTTGGTAGACAGGTCCTGTTAGCGTGCAAGTGACATTAGAGTAAGTAGAAGAATTAGGCTGCTGCATTCCGTTGTAGCGCTCATAGCCATACATTCGGCGATAACCACCATTGATGCTTGGTTCAAAGTTTTGAGCTGAAATACAAGCACCTGCTGGAATTTCCAAGGCAGGCGTCATAAGATCTAAACCGCCGATAAACGGAAAAGCTTCAGTTTGAATTTGTCGTGAGTTTCCAGTAGCCATTATGCGAGTGACGCTCCATATCCAATGGGTGGTAATTCGTCATATTCCATACGGCTAAGCATGCGGTTGTAATCGATTGAAGCGGCTGCATACAATGATTGGTTTTCTTCGTAAGTGGCATAAAGCATCATGGCCTTAAAGACAATGAGCTTCCAAAAACGATCAGGAAATGCTGCTGGCGGGGTATCGGTATCGTTTACAAATTGTGAAGGAGCGCTGTAATAGTCTCCAACAATCGTATATCCAGTGCCATCTGGAATTGCCCCAAGCCAAATATCTTTTAATGGCCCAATAGAAAATGTGACAGGACGGTTGTACGTAGTACGCATATTTCCGTACTGGTATAAATTGCGATATTCTTCATAATCTATCCATGGCATGATCATTTCATCAGCGTAGTTTTGATTGGTGGTGTATGCACGAAAGCTGTTTTTCTTCCAATTAGCAAAGTCAGTCAAACCAACGCTTGTCGTAGCGATGTAATTAGGTTGTTGAGCTACAGTCGTAAACGAAAATGATTTACGCAACCAGTCCCAATCAGCATGGATTTGCTGAACATCCATCCAGGCTGCATTAATCCAATCGGCTAATCTTTTAGATTCACCAGTTTGGTTTTGACATGTCAATGGCCCCGAGCCAGAAGCCCCTACTTCTTGACGTAATTGCTGAGTCAAGAATAGCCACGTATGTGATCCAGAGCTCGTTGATGTGTTATTGACTAATATGGTCATGCAATCTACCTAATAAAAAAGCCACCCGAAGGTGGCTTTATTGGTTTTATTGGTTGTTTACGCTGCTTTAGCGTAAAACTCTAAGTTTTTTGCTAAGCGCTCATCTTCTGGTGCTAACTTCAAGGCAATGGCGCCCTGCTCTTTCGCCAATTCAAACTGTCCTAATTGGAAAGCTGCAATGGCTGCCAAGTCATGAGGTTTAAATCCCCAGACGCTAGGGTCCATCGTGTATAGATCTTCTTTGAGCTCAATCTGTAAAGCGGCTAAGCTGGCATCTAAACAGGTCTGCCAATCGCTCTTTTGATAGCACGATTGCGCTAGATCAATCCAGGGTTCACGCGTCATTGACGCTTCTTGAGTAGCTTTGCGATACCATTCGCGCCCATCTTGGCCCAATTGGTCATAGCATTTGCCCAATAAGCGCATTGCATAAGCACGCTCATTAATCCAAGTCGCTTCTGGCATAGCTAAATATTTATTTAAGGCAACTACAGCATCAAGCCATTTCTCATAAAACGTCAATTCGCGTGCATAGTAAAACGCATTGCGAGGACATTTTGGATCTTCGGTCACTGCCACATGCAACAAGTCTAGGTATTGACTGCGAGACTTTGTTGGATCTGGCTTGTGAATGACTAGCAATTTGTCAGTCTGAGCCCATACTTCTGTTGTGCGAATATCTGGTACAGGGTACTCATGACAAGGATGATGCCAGTGATACCCTTTGCGAGCATGAATCTTCTCATAATAAAAAGCGATTCCTTGGCCCCAGTCGAATTTGTATCTAAGTCGGGTTGTCCCGTCTTGCCATACTCGTTCTACATCTTCTCTCCAGCCAGGCTGTAATTCTTCATCTAAATCTAGGCTAATACAGACATCAATATCAGCCGGTAATAACGCCAAAGCAGTATCTCTCGCCTTATCAAAGCGCCAAGGATTAATGCAAATTTCATGCACTATTGCACCACAACGCATTGATTCTGCTATGGTTTGATCAGTTGATCCCGTATCAGCAATGAGAATGACATCGGCATCTTTTGCAGAATCACAAAACCGTTTTACGAACTGCTCTTCATTCTTAGCAATGGCATAGACTGCAATTTTCATGCAGATTCCCAAGGCAAAGGTTGTTGCACTACGGGTGGATTTACTTGAGCTTGTAGAGCATTGTTTACCGATGCTTCTGTAGTAATTTGATCTACACCGCCATCAGTCCAAACCCACTGTAATACTTGATCTTTGGTAAGTTGTTCGTAAGGCACATATCCGCCTTCAGGAATTGGAAAAACACAAGTTCCTGATAAAGATGCAGTACAACCCGAATCTTCACCAATGCAATACCAATTAGCAGAAATAACAATCCCTGTAGCTGGTTGGCTTTCCATTGAGGCAATAGTCCATGTAATCATTATTTTGCCTAGTTAAACATAAATAAGAAATTGCTAGTATTGGTTTGAACCTGAGAAAAACTTACCGCAAAAGTATCCCATAAAACGGATGCAACTGCAGTTGCACTTCTGCTAGTAGTTGCTCCAGCAGTTGCCTTATCTTCATCACCAATAATAAGTGAAGGGGTTGTTGTTCCACCACTAGAAGTAACTCTTGCTGTATACCCACTACCAGCAGTTAGTGTTTGAGCAGTTCCTGTTCTAATAGCAAATACACTAATAACCAAATCATCTGCTGCTGTTGTCGTTAAAGCAGTTGTTGTTAAAGCTGTTCCAGTTGCTGAATTTACTGTTCCTATAGCATCTATAGCAGATATAAATGAATAGGCTAGCATTACACATTTTGTTTGTGTGCTTCCATTTGATATGACAACACTTGATTCACTTGCAGTTGCAAATTTATACCAAATAGATATTTTCGTATTGTCTTGATTTATTGTTGCTTGTGTCCATCCAGATGGGTCTGAAAAAAGAGCAGCCCCACCGTTATTTACACCAACAATAACTAATAAATCACCAGTTGAGTATGTAGCTGGCAATGGAACTGTAGGGTTTGCTCCAGTAACGACAGTGCCAGCAGATTGAAATATCCAATTTTGTGCCATCTTATGCCACCGCTACGCATCGCCATACTGAACTAGCAGCGTTCCATACAAAACCAACATCTAATCTTGCAGTGCCTACTGTTGTTGTAGGTAGAGTCGCTGTTGAAGATTCAAACTTAGCCCCCCAAGCAATTGTTCTAGCAGCAGTTCCTACGATGTAAATCCACAGCTTTTGTCCTTCAGTTGGTGTTCCTGATAGGTTAGTCGTAAAGGAACTAATATTTGCTGCTTGTGCAGTCAAGCCATAAATATCGGTAACATCTGTGTTTATTGTAGGAGTTGCACTAGATGTAGTAGTTACGGATCTAGGAGTTACACGCTTATTGGTTAAGGTCTGTGTATCAGTAGTACCTACGATTGCACCAGAAGGTGCAGTTAAAGGAGTACCCCATGCTGAACCAGTAGAAACAGCAATTCCAGCTCCAGGATAAGTCATCGTTGCTGAGCCAGTAGGGCCTGTAGGACCTGCTACTGCTGATGCTGCACCTGTTGGTCCCGTTGGTCCAGGAGTAGTTGATACTGGTCCTGTAGGTCCTGCTACTGTAGACACTGGGCCAGTAGGCCCTGCAACAGTAGATACCGGACCCGTAGGTCCAGCCACTGTAGATGCAGGACCAGTTGGGCCAGTAATTGAATTTCCCTGGGGACCAGTAGGACCATACAAAGGGCTAGTCAAAATGATATTAGTGACTGTTTCCGATTGAATGCCATTTCCAGAAATCAATAATGAATACGTACCATCTGCTGCATAAAATGTAAACGATCCACCAACATCTGAGATTAATGGATTGGATGCAGAAGTAATGCCATCGTCAGAATAAATCGATGCCAACGAACCCGATGGCATAGTCAATACCTGAACAGATGCACCAGCAACTACATTGCCAAATCCATTAACCAGAATATTAGTGTATCGCTGCATTTATTAATTAACCTTTGTAAGAACGCAGACGCTCTAACCAGGCTGCACCCTTTGGATTCTTATCCTCAACGATGATGAATGGGTAAGCTAGTGCGCTACGACCGATTAAAGAATTACCTGATTCAGGATTCATCGAGTCTCGAGTAGGCTGATGGTACTTAGTCTCAACCATGTGCGCTAATACTTCCACGTATTTGCGTTTAACTGTCGTAGGAACATTGCGGAAAATAGGTTGATTAGTTCCATTTACTGATAAGACCACATGGTCAGGATCATTCTCTGCTGCACTAGGATGAATCAATACAGTGACAAGTTCATTAAAGAAAGCCTCATCTGATACTGCTTTGTCTAAATCCTTGTCCCGTACTTCTTCAGGAATCAAGTCATCGTGGACTTCAAGCCCATCGGTCACTTGTGCGGTTTTGATTCTGGCCATGTAATCCTCCAAATAAAAAAGGCCCCGAATGGGACCTTATAAAGAAAAAAGGCCCCCGCCATGGGAGCCTTTTTTCGACTACGTTAAGTTGCTATTAGGCAGTAATTGCTTCGCCGCCTGGCAACAATGATACGTTTACGACTGAATCTACTACTACACCAGTAGCATTCCACAAGTTTGTACCGAATGTCCATGCTGTACCAGTTGTGCCAAGTTTGATAACAACATAGGCAAAAGAAGTCACGGTATCTGGCAAAGCTGGGAAATCCAATGCAGTGCTGTTAGCAGATGTATCTGTCCAAGCTTTTACTGGGCCTTGTGCAACACCAACAGCGCCAGAAGCATCGAGGGTGAATACATAAACCGCAGCAGTGCTGGCAGTCAACGGAGTAAATGGAGTGCTTGATCCATTAAACGCGTTTTTAGCTACGTCAGTAGTAGGAGCAGAAGCGCCGGTGATCTGAGTCTTTGCTGCAGGTAATACACCTTTGATAGAAACTTGAATCGCAGTTGTACCTGTTGAATAAGTGGACACGCCACCTGTCAAGCCAGATAAAGCCGCATTAGTAAAGCAAAAGTTACCGCCTTGAGCGGCATTAGTTAAGTTATATGACATAGAAATGCTCCTTAATTAGTGAATGTTGCAGTAGGGTCTACTGCACCTACAGGGCTGATAAATACAGTCGTAGCCGTATCTAAAGGCGTAGTGCCTCCAGTAAAGGCAGATGCATAAGTCACCAGTAGATAACCGATCAAGGTGTAACCCTTAACGGCAGGTGGTTGCGGATATGTTGCTGCAGCAGCAGAAGCTCCAGGAGCACCAAACGTATAGGTATAAGTTAATGTACCGTTCACGAGTGATGCCCAATAAGCAATCATGATGTACTGACCAGCAGCAGTATTGGCACCTACCGGACTTGGTAGAGCTGTACCTGCTGGAATCTGGATCGGAACACCTGCAACAGAGCCATAAGTAATAGCGGCGCCTGTTTTTGGGAATGCCGCACCAGCACCGTTGATGACTAATCCGGCAGCCGTATGCAATGCAGAGCTCAAGCGGTCATACAGATATGAAAGTACATACCATAACTGTGTTCTTGCTTGGTAATCTGCAATCGCATCAACACGTTGATTTAATGATTCAGACATGGTTATTCCTTACTTACAGTGAAGTTACAGAAGCTTCAATACGAGCAGTCCATGCCTCGTTCAAGCGCACTGCGTTGAACCAGAATGAAGCACCAACGTAACCGAACTGACCCAATGGGTTAGCATGGTTTTTCTCTTTAGCTTGCAATACTGTTGGAGTGATTGCGCCCATACCTTTGAGAGCTACTTGGCCCCATGCTTGTTCGCCAAGGATCAAGAATGGATACACGTCCACGTTTGAACCACCAAGGGAAACCATGCCGTTCAAAGTAGATGAACCAGCAGCCAAGAATGAATTCAAGAGAGGTGAAGTGATGAAACGGAACTGTTCAACAGCACCAATCTCGCGATCATGTACAGGTTTGAAAGAACCATAGCTCTCAACTTTAGTAAAGCCAGGCAAGTTACGAACGTCAGCTTCAGCATCGGTATGACAGAACACAATATATGCTGGTTGAACAGGCATTGTGCCAAAGTTTACAGATGGAGAAAGACGCTGAGTAACACGTTTTGCACGGTTAGATTCTAGGTTACGTGCAGACTGACGCAACTTATTCAAGCTGATTGGAGTGTTTACAGATGAACGGCTTGAACCGTTAGCGTAAACCACTTGAGTACCAGCCTTAAATACGCCATAACGTACTAATTCTTGTACTTCGCCCAATGTTTCACCAGTCAATTTAACCATTTCACCTGGGATGTCATCTTCATACAAAGACTCAACTTTGCTGGAGAATTTAAACAACACACCAAACTGTTGCAATGTAACAGTGATGTCTTGGAAAGTGATGGTATTGCTGGTTGGTGTAACACCTTCGGCCAATACAAAGCTTGAAGCATTGATAGCAGGAGTACCAATGTATTGTTGACTACCAATACCAGATCCTGATGTAGATGCGCCAAATGGCAATGTGCGACGGAACACTAATGTGTCAGTTGCGTTTTCAGGCATCTCACGGAACTCACCAAAATCACCTAAAACGATGATTGGTTGAGCATGCTCTAACATGCCTTGAGCGGCACGAATTAGATTTCGCGATAGTTTAGTTGTATATAACTGATTAGACATAATTCAATTCCTTAATATGGGTTTTAATAGCCCCTATCTTTGCGCCTTTTTTCCAGTAGCTTTGCTTCGTGATTCCACAATTCGCGTGGTGAAAGTTCATCTACTGTCTTAGCAGGAGGTAAGTTGTCACCTCTGCTAGGTGCTGATGAGGCTGCGTCGAGTTTCTTATTACGAGCAGATTGAATAGCCTGCACTTGTGGAGGATTACGGTCTTCAAATAAGCGTAGCATTTTGACGGCGTCACGCACATGTGCGGAGGCGGCCAATGCTTGCACTTCAGAAGATTGTTGATCTTTCCATGCGTTAAATTCATCTGTTTTGACTTTGTCTTCCCAACCTGGGAAAACAGCATCGATGGACGCTTTAGCAGCTTCTAAATAGATGCCACCTTTAGCTTTTTCGATTTCGCTAGAGACGAGGTCAGCAATTGCTTTAGGATCCTGCTGGTTGGTTCTTAGGCCAGCCAGACGCGAATCCACATAAGCTTCAGTTGCTTCACCCCATTCAGGGAAATCCGCTTTTAGTGCGTCCCATTTTTCAGGGTTTGTAATGGCCTGGTTGATTTGATTCTGAGTTGGAGCATGATCGGATGCTTGTGCGGCTGATTCAGCGGCACTCATCATCTCGCGTAAACGCTTTTGTTCAGATGTTAATCCCCCAATATGGCCATTGAGGTTACGCAATTGACCTTGAAGAGCTTCAAATTGCGCTTGGATTGGATCCGGTTTTACTTCTGGAATAACTTCTGCTTGTACTTCTGGTTCATCATTCGCGATAGGCTGATCAATAACCGGATCTCTTTCAAGATCGGGTGATTCATTTTCCTTTGCTTGTGCGTTCCATTCTGCTTTAGCTTCTTCCGGTGTCAAAATTTCGGATTCCACAAACCCTCCTTAAATTAATAAAAAACACCTTGCGGTGCGTTACATCCATGGCGATCTCAGTAATCTTCTTGAGATGGCCCTGGCATCCTGGCTTTGGTTTCCATTAAACGTGGAAGCGAAAGCAAGTCATTGATTTGAGCAATCCGTCCGCGTATAGCTGACGTTTCCTCTTGAGTTAGTTTGGGGTTGTCGTTCTTACCCCGCAAAATGGCTAATTCAGTATGAAGGTGATCTACTAAAGACCTCCAGGTACTGCTAGTGAAATCGATCATTACAAAGCAGGTCTTGGTAATTGAATGCGAAATACCATGATGCTGTTTAAGTTGGTGGTGGCATCACCTGCAGTGACTATTGGTGCGTAGTACAGCGGTCCGTCAAAGACGTTACGTACTTTGATACTGGTTACGTTTAATAATGCGCCGGTATTGTCTGATGACACATACCAGTTAGCTGCATCATTAGAACCAAACATACTAATGCTTCCAGATGCACCAAATGTGCCATGCACTTGCAATGTACGGTCAAGAGCTGCGTCTCCTTGGGAATAAGTTCCACCAATGTCACCTACTGAACAAGCAACAGACCCGACGTTCGTTGCTGTAAATCCCATTGGAATAGCTGTCAATGATGATCCACTAGGTACAGTGGCAATCGTATACAGACCTGTTGTACCGCCTGTTGGCGTAAAGTACGCTACTTGACCAATATCAGCGCTCACAAAACCATGCGTCCCCGTAAAGGTCAGTAAATTTCCACCTGTGACAGTGCAAGTACCGATATGAAATGCCAAGTTATACCAAGATACTGATATACAAGTATCACGATTAGTATGGGAAATAACGGGTTGAATACGTGCCATGTCTTAGACTCCAGGTTGAGGCTCTTCGGTTTGATCCGGAGCCGGTAAATTCGTTAATAAATGTTTGGTCATGTCATGTTCACGGTCCAGAGCACTTTGATTGGCTTCATGGGCTTGCTTACTGGCATGTTCATTCGCGTTGATTTGATTTCCTACTGCTAGTGCCTCACGCTTGGTCTGTTCAACCATGGCTGTCTTAGCCAGCCCCGCTTTGATCTCTTCAAGAGAAATCTTGTGCTGATTGGCATAACGTAGGATCTCAAGTTGCATCTGATCTTGACGTTCTTGCGCTCTGGCATTGCCATTTTGCGTTTCAATCTGCAGCATCTTTTCAGCATAGGCCAATTCGCCCTGTACTTTAGCTTGAGCGACTGCTTGAGCAGCATTGGACCGGATGGTAGATTCTTGTAGCTTAGCTTGAGCATTGATCGTGGCAGACTGAATGGATGGATGTGATTCCCCATTTTGTCCTTGGGCCATTTTCATTTCATATTGCTGAGTGGCCTGCAGCGCTTGCATTTTGCTATTGGCATTAATCGTAGCGACTTGCACTTGAGGTGGAAGCGGTTGATTTGCTTGTTGCTGCGCCAGATATGCTTTGATCTCATCATCATTCTTCAGAATGCGAGAAGTATCAATGTGATTAGCTTTGAGAGACTCTTTAAACCATTCATCCCAGTTGACCATGCCAGAGATGATCGGGCTTTGCTGATACTGACCAAGTTGCAGTAAAGCCTGGTTCTGCATGTCTCTTACTAAAAGAGCAGTTGATCCCTTGGCATCGACTATATAGTCACCCTTAATGGACTTCTTTGGGTTGTATGCCATGTTCCAGTCATAGAAACGGGTCAAAAGCGGCACAGTCAGATTGTCATCAAATTGCTTAATAATTCGGCGTAACACCACATTGGCATTGTTCATCAGAATCGTTAAGCCGCCGACGGTCTCAGGAGCACCAGGAGAATCACCTTGAATTATCTGCGGTACCGCCGACTCTAAATCAATGAAATCCATTGCCATTTTGCTAATGGCCTGAAGCTCTTGAATGTGCATTGGAATATCAACCAAGTGCATCGCATCCTGTACGTTGGCAGTCTGATCAATACAGCGCCAGATCTTGCGACCGGTCATTTCCCAGACGCCATCTGCTGGTTCAATTGCAGAGGTCTTTAGGATGACCTGTGGACCTACGGACAGACTCGCGTTATCCATAATCTGGCGCCATCCTGCATTTAGGACACGTTGTTGAGTACGGATTAAATGAGGTACGCCATAACCGAATGGGCTCTTATCGTTTGCTTCCCAAGTAAAGAAGTCATACGGAAAGTCACCCGTCTCTAGTGGATTCTCAAAGGCTTTAATTACTGTGTCATTAACCATGATGACGCAGCCAGAGACCACTGCGAGTTCACCGTCAGCCACATCGACGCCAGCAGCGCGAAGATCTTCAGGCTCAAAATCACCCCAATAGGACCAGACTTTGAAATGCTTTCTATCTTCTGCTGCTTCATTTTGTTCTTCTTTAGTCATCGACTCGTACAGCTCAACGTCGTAATCTTGTGCTGGGCCCTCTTCCAATACTTTGGAGATGGATTCAGCGATATAACCAGGCTGCTTAGATAGTTCGCGTACTCGTTTTGGGGTGTAGTCCTGATATTCAAAAATACCTGAACCATTGTGAATATCATTTCCGCATGATGGATCTGGGAAGATATGGCGAGGATCTAAGCACTCTAAAGACGGTTTCTTTTCTTCTACCATCTTGAGCACATGAATGTCACCCATGGGTTGCCACATCTTGCGCATGCGATTAACAACGATTGGGCCCTTAATCACACCGGTTCCCATCACACCAGCGTAGTGCAGAACCTGACGGCCAATGGCGTTGTAATGGGCTTCATCTAACTGGCTGTCAATCTCTTCTTCCATTGCAGTTAAAGCTTTTTGTGAAGCTTGACGTTGCAATAGTGCGGTATTTTCTGCATCGGTCAATAGACCATCGCTTGGAGGTAATCCTGATCCTTTTGGTGCTTGCGGTGCTTGTGGCCCAGGTTGACCTGGTTGACCTTGAGGCGCTTGCTGACCTTGAGCTACCGGTGTATCGTTTTGCGGTACGGGAACGTCACTACTTGGAGCAGGAGCAGATCCAACTTGTGGAGCTTGATTTAGATTGACTGGGCTCGCAGCAGCAGGTGCTGCACTTTTGCCAATGAATGGCTTAATCGGACTGGATGGCTCATCTACTGGGGCCAGTGTTAATCCCCAATTGCGATCATCTGTTGGGAAGAGCATCTCTTGAAGACGAGCTACGGCAGAGTTAGTCTTTGGACGGGTAATGTTGACAAAGACTTTTGATCTTTGTGGCTTGCTATCTTTACGTCCGGCAGCCGGAAAACCACCTTGTTGTACGCTATCCATCATGGAAGCAGCAGCAGTATTGACAGGGTCTAAGCCGTTGTATTGATCCCAATCATTCTTCCAGCGACGCTCAATTCCAGAGGAGCGACGTGCTCGTACCCATTCTTGACGACGTTTAGCCAGCTCGCGACCCAGCTTAGCTAGGCGATCTTGCTGCATCAACTCTGGAATAGGTTCGGTCACTTGGTCATCAGATTCTGGGGGAATATCCCCAACTGATAACTCGGTTTCTGGAAAGTCAGACATTAATGAATATCCGTGATGATTTTAGATTCAGGCATGTAGACTTCTTTCATGATCTGTTCGATGTCATGGCCTTCTTCTTTAAGCTCTTCTTTTACTGCAGCATCAGCCAAGGTAAAGAGCTCTTGCAGCTTGGCTGCTGTTGCTAAGTAGGACGCGCGAACGATGTGATCTTCGGCATATTCTTCTGGACAAAATCCAGCGATACGTACAGTGCCATCAGGGTTAGGTGCAAATGCGATATATGCCACACCATCTTGAATGATCTGAGCCATGTTTTCCTTTAGTAACCGATTTCTAGATCCAGCATTCCTGGACCGCTGATAAATTTCCCTTGGGCTTTCTTGTAGCCAGGGGTTTGTGCTACCTTTAGTCCAGACATCACTAGGTAACGAGTAGCGTCCAAGACGTGATCGTTGTCTTTCACAATCTTGCCCTTCTCATCCCTGCGATACATCCGGTACTCGGTGAACCAATTAACGCAACTACCAAACACTTTGAGTCGTCCAGTAGAGAGTCGTTGCCAGACTTCGTAAATGCCTGCTTCTACCGAGTTATCGGCTGGCGTAAGCTGCAGTCCCAATGTCTTATAGATTGCGATGAGACTTTCACCATCAATCTGACTGCGGCCTCTGGAGGCTGGGTCAATCACCCCTTTCATCCAATCACCCTTTGATTTAATCGATTGGGCATGAATAATGGGCTCTGCTTGACCACGGTAATGCTCAGCGTAGAGGTACAGGACATCGTTATCACGATCTAATGCACCCCATATCACTGCTGTTCTATTCCAGCCCACATCCATTGCATAGGCTCTTGGCCAATGGTTTGGAATGCTGAAGTCCTTCACCTTAATGTCGGTATCAGGTACTGGATAGATTGCGCCAGAACCTAGGCTTGGAATTCCTTTAGAACGGGCATCACGCAAATGCGGAGGCGTTTCCTCGAGCATCCGCTTCTTTTCTGTCTCGCCTAAGTGCGGTACATCATCCCAACCGGCCATGACTAAAGCCTTGCTGTCACCAACAACGCTCACTCCAGTCTCTTGAATAGAGTCGTTCATTTCGCCTTTGGGTAGGTATTGCATCACTACTGGAGTAATGCCGCGTAGTGGAGTAAATGTCTCGATCAAAAGACCATCGGTTGTCATAAGGCGCAGTGCGCACTCATTTCGGATAGATTCGTTTGATTCTTCATCTAGCCAGATCAAGTCTTGTTCGGTACCCTGGAAGAGCTCGCGCCCTTGGTCATAGGATTTAAATGTGACCTTGCTATTGCCGTCACATACCCCATTGGTGAAATGTTTCACCCACAAAGTATCAACGGCTTCTGGAATTCCGGACTTAGGAGTAAAGCGACCAATGCGCTCACCTAAGATCAGTCCAGTACCAAATTGGCCATAGGGACCCAATAATTTCTCTTGAGTAATATCGCGCACTGATTTACCAGTGTCTCCTGCTACCCAACAACGCACTGGAGCATCAAATCGAGCACCTTCCCACCAATCGGGATAGTCACCGGTCAAGTGCAGAGCTGTTTCATAGCCTCCTGCCCCTTCGGTCTTTCCAACTCGGTTTGCGGCAATAAAGCCACGGGTATTAATATGTGACCCCAGCTTAAAGAAAGCCATGTGCTTGCGGTATAACTCGCGCCGCAATGGTCCAGTCTCTGGGTAATACGTGTAAATCTTTCGTCTAGCAATGCGCCTAGCCTTTTCTTGAAGCAGTTTGGCTAGTTCTAATTTTGGGTTTTCATCCATGTTTTATTGAATCGCTACTCCGGAAGCTTGTGCCAATCGCTTAATTTCACCATCCAACTGATCATCATTGAGTGTTTCCACAGTCGCTTTGAGCTCTGCTTTATCAATAATCAATCCGTAAAGCTTAGCCTTACCCATCGAGGCTGCTACTGCCGCACTTGTTTGAGGAGTTTGTGCAGTTAAAGCCATTGTTCTGGCCTCTTCTAACTCTTGAGCAATTGATTCCACTGTCACTTCATGTTTTTTGACTAGCGTTTCTTGGAGCTCTTTCACCCTTGCCGTAATCTTGCCGTTATCCATCAACTCTTTTGCTTTTCGGTTAATAGACTCAGGCTTCATCTTTTGCGCATCGTAAGACTGTCGATAGGCCTCACTCGCATTACCAGTCTGGATAAACTTCTGACAAAACTTCTCTTGTTTAGGTGTTAATGCGTCAGTCATAAGTCTTAATTGAGAACCAAACCATTGGCAACTTGATTAGCCGCTGTATTCATTGGATTATTAGCACCTGCTACACCAGTGAAGTTGCCTGCTATTGCGGTACTTTGTGGACGCTGTCCTGGTTGACCAGGATTCGTTAATAGTGTTTGCGGGTAATGGTTGGCAAAGTGTTGTTGCAGTCCTGGCCAACCACCAGCATTTTGAATATTTTGCTGAGTAGGAGTAAAGCCGATTGGCCTGCCTTCATTGTCATGAGTCCAACTACCGCCTAATTGGCCATTTTGTCCATGGTAGATCGATTTATCACTAAATGCAGGATGAGTAGGTTGGGCATATTGGTACTGCCATCCTGGTTTCATTCCATTAAGCCAGGCACCTTGCATGTCAGTATCAGTAGTCTTAGCCAAGCCTGGATTGTTATTCATCCAGTTTTGGTAGTTCTGTTGATTCTGATTGTTTAATCCAGTAGTTAGATTAGTGCCTACTAAACCCGTAGGTGCTATCCCGACGTTTTCTGGGGGTGGAACAGGGTTGCCAACAGGAAGTGATCCAGTATTTTGAACTGTTACGCCTGGCATCGGATTGTCATAATCATCTGTCAGATTTTGAATGGGCTGTGCTATCCCCGCTCCTACTGGTGCTGTTGCTGAAGTCATCATTAATCCCCGTCATCCGACCCGTCATCATTGTTTCCACCGGCGCCACCGGCAGAAATAGAAGACTTTGTATAAGAAGCGCTATTAATTAAGCCCTCTGCTCTTGCTGCTCTTGCTCGGCCTTGTGCATCTTTATTCTTTTTTGACTTAGAAGCCATATCCTTTAACTTCTGGGCATGCTCTTCATGAGGCAAAGGGATGACTTTTTTCATTTAGAACTTACCGGTGTTCTTATTTCCCATGTTCGCGCCACCTTTAGAACTGCCTTTATTGGCAACAAAAGGATTAATCTCACCTTTAGGGAGCGCATCACTTTGTTTGGATGGCTTAAAAGCTTCTGATTTAGAAGATTTAGATGGGATATTGACAAGGCCGTTAATTACTCCTGGATCGCTGTTCTTTTTCATAATGGTTCCTTAACTAAAAAGTTTTTTGGCTTGATCACGCTTAGTTGCTTCTGCGTTCCAGGCTTCTTTTGTTTGATTGCCACTCATTGGAGTGTTGTCATCGGTAGGAGCGGCCTTATTAGCATCTTCCACCTGTGAATCATTGGTCAATAGACCGCGTGCAATACGTAAAGCCTCACCTACTGAGTTGACAGTTTGATCTGCTTTACCTGCTTCTTCACCCATTCCACCAGCTCCAGCTCCGGAAGATGTATCTGTACCAGCACCGGCTGCACCAGCATCCTCAGCTTGATCACTGTCTTTTTCAGATACGGTATAGGTCCCGTCGTCGTTGTCTTGAATAGTTACTGTTAATGGCATGGTATTTCCTTGTTTATCTTATAAATACATCTGATGGAGTGGTACGAATGCGGTTTTTAGGTCGGAATTCCCCGCACATACTCATTTCATTGCCTTTAAGCCCTTTTAATGGACAATGGCGCCGACTGTCTTCTGTGTACTTGTGGTGAATGCATGACTTGCAAGCCAACGACAATTCAAACTGCTGTCGATCTTCAAGCTGTTTAGCTGGATCGCAAAACATCGATTGAGCAAGAGTCATGGCATCGAAATAAAAAAACCCACCTAAGTGGGCTGAAGGAGCGTTAGCCCATGGAGACTACAAATGAAATGGTTGCAGAGCCTAGAGTTGCACTAGGAATTGCGGGTTATGAGCCCACTGTGATGCTGTTTCACTACCCTGCGATTGAATTTTTACGGCTGGTTACTTAAGCATTGATGCTGATTAAGCAGTTCTTTTCACCCTAATGTCAGTCTGCGCAATTTTGACTGTCAAATTATCAGTTTGAGGGACTCTTAAATAACCATGCGTAAGATGGATGATTAGCCATCCCAGCCTTCAAGTCGAAAGGTCATCATTCACTTCACCGTAAACCAATCGTGACCATTTGATTTTCTGGCGCACTGTCTAGATAGGCGGTATGAGGCTGTTGCTGTCCTCTCGTTACTTATAGCCCTTACAACTTCATTTCTGTCAGTATTTCTTAACTGCCTTAGCTTAACCTTGTGGGTAACCTTCATTTTTTTAATATACGGCACATATTTAAGACGCTGCTCATTAGAGCATGAATCCCACATCGCATCAGATAGCTTTTTATCTACCTCTGCAAGGTATGTTCTCACCAACGAGCCTTTGCCATGATTGGCAATATAGTTATGCAAATCCATTGGCATAAAAGGGTATTGTGCGTTGACAGACTTAACGTACTCATCGGTAATAGAGTCTTCCCCTTCGCCAAGCGCATTCAGAAGAGTTCTTATATTCCAATCTTTTACCCATGCTACAACTAGGTATCCAGCAGCTTTATGAATATCCATTTTCTCAAAATGAAAAAACCCGCCAATCTAATGATTTAGCAGGTTGTAGGCAAAAAAATACCCCAGCGGGAACTGGGGCACTCAAAACAAAAACACTCGAAAGGTTCAGGACGCGAAGCCCTGCAATGATTTTATCAAAAAATGGTAGTTTTTAACGAAAACTGTGCATAGTATTTTGTGCACAGGGTGTGCACACTTTTAATCACTATCAATCTCTTCAGGAGAACCCCACAAATGTTTAGTTTGCATAATGTCAAACGACCTACGATATAGTCGCTCTGCCATTTCATTGGCTTTATCGTAGAAATGCCTGTGACTAATTCCCAATTTGCTTGCCAATACTTTAACTGGAATTCTCTTATTGTCAGACCCTTTAGGCCTTACAAAATAAACAGACCACATTGGAGCGAGCTCTTTAACGTCATATCCAGCCATTGCTAGGTTAAATGCAGAAAATAAAGGGCTCATCGGCGAATCCCAATCTACGTCAGAGGCACCTTTGTGAATCATCCAAAAAAATCCCGGGGGTGGTGGTGGAGCTAATCTCCTTATTCCCCTACGCCATTCAATAAATTGAACCGCAAAGACACTAAATTCGTTTTTGTCCAACGCCATTACTTACCCACTTTCACTATTCCAGCCATAAATAGATATTCCAAAGTAGCTAACCAAGCGGCATGCCACTTCGCTTCTCGCTCTTCTCCGGAGAGCTTTGAGCCCTGGTCAATTTCTGAGTGGCACCCATGGCAAAGACCTGCTACCGCCCAGTCATGCGCCTTTAAACCCATTCCTTTCCCGTATTCATGGCCATTGGCGTGAGCCGCTACCACCGTCCCATCATTGAACTTGCCGCATGAAAAGCAGATTGGCGCATATCGGAATGAGTCGAGCAGCTTCTTGCTGCGAAAATTAGATGACTTGTAGCTCATGGGCTTCCTGTATCTGCACCACGCATTGACCACCTTTTTTAATTTCTCCGCGCGTGGCCAATAAAATATCGATCTGCTCGTCATCCTCATAGATCCCAGCATGCTGTAGCGCATCCCATAAAGCCTTGATACGGTTATCAATATCTGACTTACGCTTATCCCTAAAGTGAAGCGTAACGGTCATAAATAGGCGTTTAGTACCGAATGATTGGATATTGGCTGATTTAGCAATTGCCCAGACATCAGCACGAAAGCGTTTCCCCGCCTCGCAGATAAAACGGCGATTACCATTTGCACGCCAGTAATAATTAATGCTTGGAGGCAATGGAAGGATGAGGACGGCGCACTTACTCATTCGCCCACCCATGTATCAGCCATTAACGCGATTTGATCTTCGTCTAGGTCTGGCCAATATTTCTCCGATATAAATCGGCACATCGATCGCGCGACTTCGTGCCGGCTGCCATCGTCCATTTCTTCAAATGACATGGACATAGGAAAGCGCATCATTGCTAGGCCCACGCCAGGCACTACTACTCCCATCTCTTCGCACCAAATATTGGCCTCCCATTGAAGGCGCTTTAATACTTGGTGCGCATCCATGCCATGAAAGGCCTCGATGTTGGCAGAGCAAAGCTGGCCTATGCGGTGCAATAGACGGTTAAATTTTGGGTTATTGAGCTTTTTGAGCTCGGCCCCGATCACATCGCCAATTTTGTAATTCTTGGCGCGCAGTTGCGACTCTGCATAGGAATCTGCCGGAACCAAGCCACCCTTGATCACCTTGAGATAGACCTTAGGCTTTTTAGATGAGCGTCTGCTGGCTATTTGCTGCATTACTGTGAGCATCCTTCACAGCCGCAAGGATGTCGCTTCGACTCGGCGTGTCCCTTAATCTGGATATTGCATCGAGCATCTGACCCGCCTTGGCTCTGTCCGGCCTCACTGAGTTCACTAGGCGCACGCAGCACTGCAGGCAACGCAGGTGATAGGTTCCATAGTTCGGACGTTCTTTCGATTGGGTGCATGCTGGACATATCAAGCCACTACCTTTCGAGTGAACTTCGCTATCTGCGCCATCGCTTCACCTTTGGCCTTTGCGACTGCAACCTTTTCCTCGGTAGTCAATTGCTTTTCAATCATGGTGTGTGGCTTATCAGGGATGCGACCAGCCTGTGAGCAGAGCTCTTTAAATTCGATTGCAGAAGGAACGAACTTGCCCAAGTGCTTTAGAGCAAAATCCATACTAGGTTTATAGGTTGCGTAGCGCCCAAGTAGCTCACCCCAAGTCTGGCGGATGATTGCCTGATCGACACCATCCCAATGGCGTGAAAACGATGCACCGTAAATCGCACCCATGCGCGCAAAAAGGTACTTAACTCCATTCTCGATTGAACAAAAATCGTTATCCGAGTAAGTTTGCATTTGAGTTCTCCATGTCGATTGATTCGTTTATGGGTATGAAATTGGCATCCGAGCTATTGCCATGAATACCGCCAGTCAATCCTGCTAGGGTTTTCATCTGGCGATCATGGCGATTTCTACTCTCTGGTTTGGGGTCTACCCAATTCGCTTCAAATCCAACCCAACCCCTCTTGATGCATAACTCCATGACATCTTGCAAACTAAGACCTGCCTTTTGGGCTTCTTTTTCAAAAGTTTTGATGACTGTTTCCGTGACGGGTGACTTTTTGCTTTTTCGTAGGGCAACAAAATCATTGAACACAACAACATCGACACCGTCAGGTGTCGTAATGTTTTTGTTTTTTATTGGTTTATGGTTATTGGTTATTGGTTCTTGGTTAGCATTAGGGTCGCATTGGGTTGGCATTGCATCAGCATTAGGTAACCCATTAGGTAAGCTATCGCTATCCTTATTATTCCAACGCTTATTTGCGCCCTCTTTGCCGCCAGTTGATTTCTTTAAATATCCCGCTATCTCCTTGTCGCATCGGGATTGTTTAATAAAATTACCCTCGATTTGAAAATAGGTTTTAATGATTAATTCGACAGTTTTTGGGTCTGAGCCAACCTCAAAAGCAATTTGCTCTACGTCATGCTCAACAATTCCGTCTTTATCGTAGTAAAGCCATAAAATTCGTAGGTATGCCATAGCTTGGCTATCGCTAAGCCTTGCGGTAGCTTTAATGAAGTCACCGATATGATGCGAGTAGTAGTGCATTAAATACTTTCACCTAAAGTAATCACCAAAAATAAAAACGAAAAGGCAGGACGATGGTGAGTCGTCTTTTCGGCGATCAACCTAGCCATTCGCATAACTGTTAAATCAACTCCATCTGAACTTTAGGTAGCGCAACGGGGCGAATTAAAACACCGCTAATCAAGTCCCTGCGCTTCGGTAAATCAATTAAGTCACCAGACTTCAATAACTCATTAATTCGAGCTGATACGGTGCTCTTATCCATTCCAAGACCATTCGCCAACTCTCCAATTGACCAGTTACCGCCGTAAGCATAAAAGTGTTCTAAGATGCGCCCTCGCTGATACCTAGCGCCACCAGTTGAGACATGAGCGTGATAAGCATCTATCTGAGTTTCAGTAGCTCCAGACATTTGAAGAATTCTCATTTCATCCTCTCCCTGTAGGCCAAGTAAATAAAATGGCAAAGAGCGCAGCGGTTAAGAGAAATTGAAGGATCATTCATCACCTCCAAATAGAAGCGCACTAAGATGCGGGTTCTGCACTGCTCTGGCATAGGTTTGGCGAAGCATATTGAGCTCATCTGAATCAACGCAGATTTTGTTAATGCCGACTACTTTGAGATCGCAAGCCGCCAGAAAGTTAGAAAGCTTTTGAATTTCTCCATCTTTCATTCTGCTAATAGTAGAAATATCAACCCCAATCCGATTGGCAACTTCGCACTGCTTTAAGTGAGAAAGCGAACACAATATGATTTGCTCGTTCTTGCGTGCTCTTTCTGAGTGATCGGCAGATACTTCAGGTATGGACATAAATCAAACCCCCTCTTTTTCGGAGAGTTCAAACACATCCGGCCTTAATAGCCTTAAAAACATGAGCCGAGCATTTGGAATTTCTCTCTCTAGGCCTGTTTCTTGGTCTATGCCAAACCATTGGGATACCGCTTGTGGAGTACATTCGCAAATCTTGGCCACCTCAGATGGGCCTCCAAGTCGCTCGATGATTTCTTTGCTTGTAAACATAGTTGATATTGTAACCATGCTTACATATTAAAAGCAAGTATTCTTTAATAATAAAGTGTAAGAATCCTTACATGAATAAAGTAATAGATTTTGGCGATCGCCTCCAGCTGGCAATGACCTTAGCAAATGTCAGCAGAAAAGACTTGGCTGCAAAACTAGGTATCAGCGTGCAAGCTATTGGAATGGTAATTTCTGGGCAATCTAAAGCCCTTACCGCTGAAAATAACGCAATGGCAGCCGATTGCTTAGGATGTAAATCTTTATGGTTGGCTACAGGCAAAGGCGAAATGGCGGCTTCAAAAGGCCAGGAGATAGATCTTGAAAACAACCCAGACTTCCCCGCCGTTAAAAAGGTAAACCTTCGGGTTTCTGCCGGAATCACTGGTTTTGGGGTTGAGCCCTGTACTGGCGATGATTCTCTTATCGTTTTTCGGGCGGATTGGTATCAATCCAGAAGACTTAAACCTGACAATCTATTAGCTCTGAAGGTATCGGGAGCGAGCATGGAGCCCAATCTTTATGATGGTGATGTAGTGGTAATGAATAGAGCCGATACCGAACTTAAAGATGGCGAAGTATTCGTTTTTAATTTGGATGGCGAAGTTGTTATCAAGCGTGCCGTAAGAGATGGTGGCCAGTGGTGGCTGGATTCAGACAATCAGGATAAGACGCGCTTTACTCGCAAAGCCTGTCCAGATGGAATTTGTATACCCCTTGGTAAAGTTATTCATAGGCAGACTGAACGAATATGAAAACAAGCAAACAAGCTTATTTGTATTCTTCAATTGCATTAGGATCGATAGGGCTGATAATTTGTTTTTTTGCATCTCTTCCGTATGGCTACCATTCACATGCGGATGCTCATGGCTTGCTTGGAATTTCTATTTCCATAATTTCATTAATACTCATGATTGTGAATGAAACCGATAAAGCTTTAAGTAATTTATTTTTTGGAGCAGTATTTGGATCTTGGGCATCCTTGATAGATCAAAATCAATTATGGTTTGGGATTGTCGGCTTGGCAATGCTTGGAATTGCATACTATTTTTTACTTAAAGCAAATTATGAAACTGCCACAAGACCCTAGAGTGCAGATTGCCTTAGTAATAGGATGTGCATTAATAATTTGCACTTTTATTTGGATGTTGCCCACTCTCGATTGCGTCTATAGCGACATTCATGACTCACATAAAACAATGATGTGTTTACATGGATGGAGGCCAATATGAAAATATTAGCTAATTTAAACGTCTGATTGCCCAGCATGAAGAGCTTGAAGAAAACTACCGTAAAGCGGTGGCTGGAGAGCTTAAAGGGTCTAAAGCAGTTCTTCCCACGGGCAATGAAGATGGTCGGGTTCTATACAGCCGTGAGCCGTTTGAAGAATAGGAATATTAAGTAGCAAAAGGAAACGTGGCCGAGCGGCTGAAGGCACCGGTCTACTAAACCGGCATATTCGCAAGAGTATCGAGGGTTCGAATCCCTCCGTTTCCGCCAGCAATTCTAACGTCGCAAAATTCACAAGGAAAGATATGCAGAAATGGCAAGTATTTGAAGATGAAGAAGAGCAACTATTTAAGGGGGCTGTAGAAATTGAGGAATTAAGCACCCCCGAGCAAATTATCTTAGCAATAAACAATAAATTTAAAGATGATTGGCTATTGGCCTATCCCTGCAACAAAGGCTTCACCATTTCCAAAAGATTACCTTAAGCGTTATAAACGTTATAAATTAACGCTAAATAAATAATCTTTAATGCCATGGTGGGCAAAGGTTTGAGGGTGTGCGTTATTAACTACAAAACAATAAATAACGCTTAATTCCACTTATTTTTTATTGTGCTGTCGCTCACGTTAAGAAAAAAGCCCCTTATGGGGCTTTGGTTATGCAGCTTTTGCTAGCTTTTGAGTTGCCGCTCTTTTCTTTTCGGCCTTTTGACGTTCTAGATGCTCTTGGGCAATCATTTTATATTCACCTTCAACAAAACGCTTTAATGCCTCGCGCATCAGTGGTTGATAACCCATTTCATGTTTAATTCCAAGCAACTTGAAGGCATCAATCAGATCTTTATTTAATCTGATTGAAATCATTTGCAATCCAAGAGCTTCATCAATTTCTGACGCTAATTTACTTGGGGCCACTACTGCATGATCAAAGCTCTGACCAATCTCACCGTTCTCCCAAGCCTCTGGAGTGTCTGCAATTTCTGTTGCAACTTGTTTGGCGTTCATTTGTTTCCTCTTTTTTTGAATAACTATACTGTATTACGATTATTTAGCTTTATTGTATATACTTAATTCTACATCATTTGGCGGGTAGGCTGTTCGCAAGTATACACACCCGTCTTTAAAAACACAGATTACTTTTAATGTGAGGCATTGATGGTTTTCAGAAATAAACCAGTAGGTTGGCGGGTTTGTTTTGTTGTGCGCCCTATTATCTTCTATGTATTTCCCGTTTACATGATTAAGGAAACACTCTTCAACGTCCACCCTTCTCAGTTGATGCTTTTCCAAAATATGGTCTAAAACGGACTGACTTGTTATTAAATTTTTCATTCGTAGCCTAATGAGTTGTATATACAAATTCTATTGCATATTTGAAATTTAAGCAATACAAAAAGTTAAGAAATAGTACGGTGTCTCTATTGAGACACTCATGTCCTCTATTGAGGGGTCTTACACGGAATTACCCCGAATTACCCCCCCCTCAGGGAATCCCCTAGGCGTGGTTTAGCAAATATTTGAAAGAATACTTGCTTTACTATTGTAAGTATGCTTAAATACTTACATCAGCAACAAACAACGCAAACAACTCAAAGTTCTCTAGGGTTTGCAAATAACAGGGCATGAACGGCCTAAGTTTGAGGTGGTGAAAGCGACCAAGCCAATGGGCTTCTAAGCGAATAACGCCTAGCTGGGTAGCAGATTTTGAGCAGCAGAAACGGCGGACTTTGAGTGCTAACAAGGTGATGTCCCTGTATGGATCCTGACGATTTGAAGCGCCGTTCCTACTGCTTATTTAGTGATCTTGAAGAGTGAATTAGGGAGATATATGAGTCAATTTTTACTAGGTTGTTTAGGTGGTGCGATCGCCTTTGGCATCCCCACAGTAATTGGGATTTTGGTATGAGCATAAAAATTGTAAGTCGCTGGGATTCGGATAAAGTTTTATTTGAAGGCAATGCAGATTCATTGAAATCGCTTTTAGAAAAAGCTAAAAAGGAAGGCGCATACCTCGTAGGCGCAGACCTCGAAGGCGCAGACCTCAGAGGCGCAGACCTCGAAGGCGCATACCTCGTAGGCGCAGACCTCAGAGGCGCATACCTCAGAGGCGCAGACCTCAGAGGCGCATACCTCGTAGGCGCAGACCTCGAAGGCGCAGACCTCAGAGGCGCAGACCTCAGAGGCGCAAAAATTGACGGTGAAGAAATCACAAAAACACCTTTAATGATTATGGGGCTTACCTACTGGGTCTTAATCACAGAAGGCTATATGCGTATCGGATGCAAACGATACACGCATCAAGAATGGGCCGAATTCAAAGATCCAACCATTGCGACGATGGATTCAAAAGCGTTGAATTTTTGGGGTGAGTGGAAAGACACTTTGTTAACTATCTGCAAAAAACATTCTGCGGAGGTTTTATGAGCTGCTCCGGTAACTGCAGACAAGGCCGTGAGTGCACTTGCGGGATATTCCCCGAGGACAGCAAAACTCCGCTGAGATGGCTTTGGGTGGTGATGGTGTTTTGTTTTGTGGCGGGATTTTTATTGGCAATGGAGATATTTGCATGAAAAACGATATTTTGACCAGAGAAGATCGCTTAATTTTTACGCAAACAAAGCATGACCGGACAGACAGAGCATTTTTAGTGGTGATCGCATGCCTGATAGCGATCTTGGTTATTAAACAGCTTGTTATTTGGTTTAGTCGTTAATTTAAAAATAATGGAGAAGCAAAAATGAGTAATGAAATCGTAGAAGCAAGTCAACCAAAACAATCCTTTTCTTTGGCTCCAAAAGACTTTGAGCAAGCCTTGAAGTTTTCCGAAATGATGAGTAAATCCAACTTAGTGCCTAAAGAATTTGTGGGCAACGCTGGAAACATCATGGTGGCAGTCCAATGGGGCATGGAGCTGGGCTTACAACCCATGCAAGCCATGCAGAACATTGCCGTAATCAATGGTCGCCCTTCCCTCTGGGGTGATTCAGTTATGGCCCTGGCACGCAGTTCAAGCCTATGTGAATACATCATTGAAGAAGATGACGGAAAAGTAGCTACTTGCCGCGCTAAGCGCAAAGGCCAAGATGCTGAAATCGTTGCTACATTTTCAATGGAAGATGCCACTAAAGCTGGCCTTGCTGGAAAACAAGGCCCTTGGACTCAGTACCCAAAACGGATGCGTCAAATGCGTGCTCGTGCTTTTTGCTTGAGAGATGCTTTCCCCGATGTATTGCGTGGAATGCCGATCGCTGAAGAGCTACAGGACATTGAAACAGGTGAAGTTAAACCACAACCACAGACAAGCGCTCGCCCAGTGATTGAGAAATCGATTTATTCAGACGAGGAATTTATTGAAAAGTCTGAGAAGTGGGCGCAAATCGTTGAGAGTGGTCGCAAAACTCCTGACGAACTCATCATTTTTATCGAGTCTAAAAATGCAGTTTTGACCGATGAACAAAAAGGAATTATCCAAACTTGGGCAAAGGCAGAATAATCATGCAAGTTCATAACCTGATTCAAGGCAGCGATGCCTGGCACGAATTCCGTGAAACTCATTTTGGGGCAAGTGAAGCCGCTGCCATGATGGGGGTATCTAAATACATGACTCGCAGCGAGCTTTTGAAAATGAAAGCGACTGGCGCAACGAAAGCGATCGATTCATTTACTCAAAAGATTTTTGATAATGGTCATGTAGTCGAAGCACTAGCACGTCCATTAGTTGAGGCCATGATCGATGATGAGCTTTATCCGGTCACTTGCTCTGACAGTAATCTATCGGCTTCTTGCGATGGCCTGACCATGGCTGGCGATATTGCTTTTGAGCATAAACAGTGGAATGAATCATTAGCTGACTCAGTGCGTGATGGTGTTTTACCCGCCGAGCACGTTCCCCAGTGCCAGCAAATCCTGATGATTACTGGTGCCACAAAGGTGATTTTTACGGTATCGGATGGCACGCCTGAAAACATGGTGACGATGGACGTTTTCCCAAGCGAGTATTTCTTTGGTCAGATTCGTGCCGGTTGGGATCAATTCGCCAAAGACTTAGCAGCGTATGAGAATAAGGCCATTGCAGACAAGCCAGTAGCAGACTCTATCGAAGCCTTCCCAGTAGCCACTATTCAGGCTAAGGGTGAGCTCATTTTGAGCAATCTTCCTGAAGTCCTGCCACGTTTTGATTTATTCCTCGCCAATCAAAAGACTGATTTAGTAACCGATGATGATTTTGCTAATGGCGAGGCCGTAGCTAAATTTAGCCGTGAAACTGCTAAGAAATTGCGCCTGGTCGCAGATCAAACCATTGACCAAATTGCCTCAGTAAGTGAAGCCGTAAGAGCTCTTAATAATTATGCCGATCAGTTCGATGGGCTTAGCCTGAAATTGGAAAAGTTGGTTAAGAGCGAAAAAGAGGCTCGTAAGGATTCGATTATCAATGCCGCTAAGTTGAAATGGCGTGAGCACCTGGACGCAATCGATGCTGAGCTCAAGACAGTTCACCTTCAGATCATTGCCCCTGACTTCTTAGCCGCAGTTAAAAGTAAAAGAACGATTGAGTCAATTGAAAACGCAGTAGATACGACTCTAGCGAGTGGGAAGATTGCAGCCGATGCCTTGGCTAAGACTTACCGCGCAAACCTTACATGGGCCCATGAGAACGCTTCTGAATTCAATTTTTTGTACGCCAATGACTTAAACGTAATTGTCGCTAAGCAACCAGAGGACTTTAAGAACCTGATTGAGTCGCGCATCACTAATTTTAAGACTCAAGAAGCGGATAAGAAAGCCAAGGAAGCAGCCGATCAAGCGATTAAAACCGCCCAAGTGGAGCAGCCTAAACCTGAAGCAAAGACGGAGCCAGTAAAAGCAACTGTGAAGCCTGCGCAACAAGAGCCTGATCTGGTTGCTGGATTTATCAATTCGCGCGAATGGCCTAGCGTTGCAGTAAAGAATAGTGCTCGGGCCGTCATTGTCGAATTCTTAAAGTTTCAAGAAGTGCATTTACAAGCAGCTTAACCAACGGGGCGCACGTTCACTGAAAGGTGTCTTCCCCAAGAAGTTGTGCGCCCCACCCTATTTAAAGATTGATATGACAGATCAAAACCAAATAAACATTAAAAATTCTGAATCTAGAATTTCTGCTTTTTTGAAAATACCCCCCCCCTCACTCATCTTGGAGTCACCAAAGGACGGTCGAGTTTAAGGAAGTCTGCAAGCTGGCAATGAGCTACATGAATCGCCAGCGTAAGAAATTAGATCGAATTAATGAAATTGAGCAACAGTTAAGAAGTTACTTTTAAATGACCAAAAGCAAAAATATCCTAGCACCTCGCCACAAGTGGACTGAACTAGAGCTCAGAACTTTAACCAGTCGATACGCCAACGAGCGAACAGAGCTCATCGCGATAGATATTGGAGTAAGCACCCAGTCTGTGTATACAAAAGCTCAGTCTCTTGGTCTTGTTAAGTCTAAAAAATATTTATGCTCACCAGCAGCTTGCCGTCTTGATGGCATTAAAGGAACTTCAAACCGCTTTCAAAAGGGGCAGCCAGCTTGGAATAAAGGTATGAAGGGACTTCAGACCGGAGGTCAAGCCGGATGGTTCAAGCCTGGTCATCGAGGTGGCAAAGCCTTGGAAAAATACCAACCTATTGGCACGATCAGAACTAGCAAAGATGGTTATCTGCAAATGAAGATACATGACAACATGCCTTTGCAATCTCGCTGGCGTGGGCTTCATCTTGTGAACTGGGAGGCTATTCATGGCCCAGTAAATACCAAGACCCATGCGCTCTGCTTTAGGGATGGCAATAAAGAGAATTGCGACATTGGCAATCTTGAGCTTATTACTCGGGCAGAGCTCGCCCTAAGAAACATGATTACTGCCATTCCACCAGAGGTTCGCAAAGTCATGCAACTGCGTGGCGCGATTACCAGACAGATCAATAAAAGGAAAGAGAATGAGCAACAACAATAATATTGATGAATTACGACTCCACCTTTTTGACACTCTTAGAGGCCTTAAAGATGGCACCGTAAGCGTTGAAACTGCTCAGGCTATGAGTAACGTAGGCAAGACCATTATCGACACCGCGAAGGTTGAAATTGAGTTCACGAAGGCTACTGGCGAAACAGTTGCGAGTAAGTTTTTAGAATCAGAGCGAGATCTACCGCCTGGCATTACTTCAATTCGTCAACATAGGATTGCTTGATGACTGATATATCAAAAACACTAGAAGAGCGCCAAAAGACTCATGGCGAGTTTTCTTCGCACGCTCGAATCTCAATGCAGTTAAAGCTATTCATTGCTGGTGAGATAAACAAAGGTGATAAAGACCTCTCTTATTCTCAGCGTGAGGCTTTAGACATGATCTGCCACAAGATCGCAAGAATCCTTAATGGCAATCCTGACGTGCACGACCATTGGCACGACATAGCTGGATATGCGACTTTAGTGGCTAATAAATTGGAGGCAAATCATGAGTGAATGGATAAGCGTAAAAGATCGATTGCCATCATTGGAATGTTACTGCTTAGTTTTTACAGAAGATGGTTTTTATGAACTTATGTTTTTTGAGAATGATGAATGGCAAAACGATTCTCCAATTTATGGAGCTCCGAGCCATTGGATGCCACTCCCTACTCCACCAAAGGAGCAAAAATGAAATATTTACTTTCAGTTCTAATTGTTTTCAGTATTTTGCTATTTATGTATTTATTAGGGTGCTTTTACTTTGTCACTTTTAATATAGGTGAGAGGAGTGATTTTGGAAGATTTCATTTTGTAATTATTTCTCCTATTTCACTATTTATGGGATTTTATTATTTTTGCTTTGGTGAGAGTTTATGAACTGCCCCAAATGCCAAACTAAGACAAAGATGATCGCAGTCAGACCAAACAAGCATGGCTACCCTAAGCGGTCACGCTGCTGTCCCAAGTGTAAGCATCGATTCTTTACGGTTGAAGTTCTTGAAGAAGATGTGACTTTTGAGGGGGTTGTATGAATACGAGTGAACAAAATCAGACCTGTCACACAGATGGAGGCAAATGCGGAGTTGGCGGGTATTGCCGTTTTTGCAAGTTTTCTATCGAATCTCAAGCATTGGATTGGGGAGACAGGGATGATGAGTGGACTGATGAGATTAAGGCAGCTCACCCATTAAACACAGGGTTTTACGATACTTACCATCTTGCTTGTGAAATGGTACATAACCGGCATGGCAAGTTTGCTTTAGTTGCACTGGTGAATTGGCTGATAAGAAAGGCACAAGAGAAATGAACGCAAATGAACTAGCGGATTTGATGGACAGTAGAAGCGTAGAAGGAAGCCAAGCTAGGGAAGTAAGTGCCATGCTACGCCAGCAACAAGCTGAAATAGAAGCGTTGAAAGTTATTGTTGAAAGATTTATTGCCGACTGGTCTGACGGGTTTAAAAATTATGAATATAACTCTGATGAGCCTGAAGAAAACAAATTGCGTGATGATGTTTTTGCAATACTAAGAAAGGCATTCGATAAATGATTGATGAACCAAGTGCTTTTGCATTTATAAACAAACTGCCGTTACCAATGATTGAAAGCAAGGAAATGAACGCAAATGAACTAGCTGATTTAATTGAAGATGAGTATGTATCTATTGACAGCCCAGATTATTTTAGAAAAGATGACGATTGGTGGTGGGTAGAGTTGGGCAATATATTTAACAATATTCCAGCAAATGGTCAATATGATGACCAAAGGTCTGCTGGGTGTGCAATGAAATATATTGAATCATTGGAAAAGCAAATAGCAATACTAAGAAAGGCACAAGAGAAATGATTAAGCACATTTTAACTATTCCGTTATTTTTAATAACTGCTTTATGTTTACCTTTTGCGGTTGCTATCGCTGGTATTGGTGATGGATTGGTAAGTTATTGGAAAGCTATAAAAACACCTATTAAGGCTTACAAAACTTTTTATAAAAATCTTTGGATTTATTAAGAAAGGCAAAAGAATGATTCTTACTGATAAAGAACTTTTTGAGCTTACTGGATATATTCAAGGGTCACGTCAAGCAAAGTGGATCAATGAGAACTATGGATTCAATCCACCCATCCGTGCCGATGGTCATCCAAGCATTACCTGGCATCAAATCAATGCGCCAAAAAATAAACCTCACAATGAGCCAAACTGGGGAGTTGCAGCATGAAACAAAGAAGAGACGGCTTATTGCCACGGATGCAAGCGATCACTCGTAAAAAAGGAATTTATTACCGGTACATTACGCGCGATAACAAGCACGTTGGCCTGGGGTATGACTTAAACAACGCCATCAAAACAGTTTTGGAAATTAATGGGAAAGTTACCGATATTGGAAAGATTAGCAAGCTATGGGAAATTTATTCTTCAAGCGCTGATTTTTTGAGCTTGTCAAAGAATACTCAAAAGGAATACAAGGATTGTGCCAAGCCACTTTTAAAGATTTTTGGGGATGTATATGCTGGGCATATTAAAGCGCCTTGGATATATCGCTATTTGACAGTAGAAAGGGCTTCTGCGCCTGTCAGAGCTAATAGAGAGAAGTCTTTGCTATCCAACCTCATAGATTTGGCAATTCGCCGTGGTGAGGCTGAATTTAACCCATGTAAACAGGTTCGCAGAAATGTGGAGCAGCCTAGAACTGAGTCGCCAAGCAAAGATGACTTTGAGGGCTTTATGACATGGCTGAGAAATCAAGGGGGAAGAAGGCTTGCTATCGCTCAAATGGCAGAGTTTTGCGCGTACTCCGGCAGTCGGAAGATTGAGTTTTTGAATTTGACATGGCACCAGGTAGATTTTGAAGGCCAAGTGATTCGCGTTCCTAGAGCTAAACAACGTGGCGCTAAAAAAGGGAATGTGATTGATGCAATCAGCATGAGCCCCAACCTGCTTGACTTGATGGTGACTATTCGGGAATCAAACGCAAATCTAAATTATGTGTTCCCGACCCAAAAGGGCATGCCTTATACGGCATCGGGATTTAAGGGGATGTGGGGGAAATTGAAGAGAGAGGCAAAGGTGGCCAAGATTGAATTTAATGCCACGTTTCATGATCTTAGGGCCTACTATGCAACCACCCATAAAGCGGAAACTGGATTATTGCCAGACCTTCATGCGAACCCTCAAACGACTGCTAGGGTCTATGATCGGAGCAAGGAATTCAAGCGGAGAGCTGTATGAAAAGGGATTTACCTAAACGCGTATATAAATTTAGAAATTTATATAGATACATTCCAAAAGGCGAAAAAGCAATCAATCTTGGTCATAATAAAGATGAGGCATTAGCAAAATTTTATTCAATACAAAACCAAAAAAATATTAACAAAGATGAGATTGTTAGTTTAGAAAAAACAGTCATGATTATGTGGAAAAGGCATTTAAAAGGATCCAAGCAGAGAAAAATTGAATTTCAAATTACTGTTGAAGATATTGAGATGGCGCTTAAGCAACAAAAATTTAAATGCGCAATCACAAAGATTCGATTTAATGAGTCAAAGCCTGACGGGATGAGATTTAGGCCATGGTTGCCTAGCATTGACAGGGTTGATAACTCAAAAGGTTACACAAAAGATAACATCAGAATATTGTGTGCTTTTGTGAATATTGCCATGAACGGCTTTGGTGAAGGATTTTTTAAATATGTCCTTGAGCCACTGGTTGAAGAGCAAGTAAAAGCTCGATTAGAGGTTATAAAACTTACAAATAATCCCTAG